TTAATTATTTGTTCCTTCTTTCTTTTTGATATTTTGGCGTACAGAGAGAGACGCAGCGGCTGGCTGAACATCCATTGTTCTATTAACCGTAAAAATATCATTTTCAGAAATAGTCCATCTCACTCTGTTTTCATCGATATAAACCAATTTTGGATTTATAATCTCCCCAAAACGACTTTTATTATATCCAAAAAATAAAATAGGCTCTGTCCCGTTATCATACATATCAAACAAATAACCTTGCTCTTGGTTCTGAATAGATGATGAAAAACGAGTTGGAACATTCATTGGCATATTTTTACTATTTAATTTCTTAAAAAGCATAATATATCCATTAACTCTAAGCATAAATCTTTTGTACTTTCCAAATGTCCAGTCATCTTTAAAAACAGACTGAACACTTTGAATTATTTTTGAGTTTAAGAGGGAGGCTTCAAATCCTCGACAACGAGCTGTAAACGGGGTTTGTATTACCTCTTTTTCATAATTACGTACAGCATTCCAAAAAGCATCAAATAGCTTTTCTAACGACTCACGAAGTTCGTATTCACATTCTTTAGCGTTTATTATACGCTTCCTTTTGGCTGTTTCAGCCACATTCTTTATTTTTGCCATAAAAATAAAATTTTATATTTTTACATCACCGAATTTAAAGTTTATCTCTGCGCCAACAGAGATATTCTTTTGCTGCAAAGATATATATTATTTCCACAATATTGTATTTTATCACATATAATTTCGCCCCAAAATTGTATTTTCAATAAAAGAAAGGCTTATTTCTTAAATTTACACCCCAACCATCCCGCAAGAATCAAGCCAATGACATAGCAATAAACTTTATCTTTATGCAAATCCCACCAAGATAACTCGACTACCTTCTCTCTTTGATTTAGTAAAGCATTCACCTTGTTATTTATAGTATCAAGTCGATTCGAGAACTGCTGCAAAGTAATGGATAATGTTTCATCAACTTCACTCCGTTCTTGCTCCTGTTTGGAAGCGGTGGTAGTACTTTCTTTGACTAGATACTGTTTTCCGGTTGAATCCGGAAGCGACAAGTAAACTGTTTTATTCTCAATTTTCAGATCACTCAACTTGTCAGTAGTAACTTTCGTTTGCTTATTCACATCCAGCTGTAATGATTCAATTAAGTTTCGCAAATACAAAAAATCTCCTGAATAGTCAATCTGCTTTTGTGACTCAATGCTATGAGAAGTTTTGCAGGAAGTAAACCATATTCCTGACATCAGGAACATGGTTATATAGATTAGCATTTTCATACTTTCAGATATTTACAAATACCTTTCACATGAAGAGAGACAATAGTCCGTTTACCTTCTTCTGACAGCAGGAAATCCACATCCTCTTTGTTATCCTGAAACAGATTCTCCGTCAGAACAGCCGGACACTTCGTATGCTTTAAGATATAAAAACTACTCTCCTTATCTGGATCACCGTCTGCCATATCCTTCCGTATTTTCATTCCAAACAAACATTCTTCAGCAGTAGCATACAGACAGTCAGCCAGCTTATCGGCTTTTGTCTGTCCCACACTGGTCCATGCTTCCCAACCACGTGCTTGCATCCAATTTGAACCATTACCGGCTGCATTGCAATGGATAGAAATAAGAATTGCATCAGAAGTTTTATATTCATTCACTCGCCTACAACGTTCTGACAAAGGAACATCTATTTCCTCTTTCACGACCAGTTCCGCATCAATACCTAATTTACGCAATTCAAATACTACACGCCCAGCAATTTCACGGGTATAGGAGTATTCCCTTAACCTGCCATCTGGAGAACACTTACCCGGAGTATTACTACCGTGACCGTTATCAATCAATATTTTCATATCTTTCCTCTTTATCTAGTTCGTTTTCGATTCTATCAATAATTCCTTGTACATGTGTAGGCGTAGCCCGCTTAAATTCAAAACGTATTACATGGTAAATTATACGAAACCCTTTGTTTCTAGGATAAGCAATAATCAGATTCTTAAATGCGTTCTGAAGATATACATAAGAAAATACATACGTAATAGTCTTAATAACTAACAATGAATTCTCACCATCTCCTATCAAGCTCATAAAGGAGAAGACTACTTCAATGATTATAAGATAGAGGAGAAGTTCGACCAAGGCATTTTTAAACTTATCCCACTTAAAGTTTTTACAACGTATAATTGAAACACCATCAGCCCTCATTCCGCACCAAATATTAAATCCAAACATTACAACTAATGCTATAAGAAAACCTTTAGTCGGCGTTAAATAAGCAAGAAGAGAACTGAACATCGAAACGAAAATAATTCGTATCTGGTCTACATTAAATAACTCATATAACCATCTCATAATATTAATCATAAAGTTACTACCAATATTGAAAACACAGTAATCAGCCCAGGAAGCAAAACAGTAGCTAATGCGTCAAGCCAATCAAAGATGAACCCGCACTTTTTCTGAATGTACTCAACCACTATTGCGGCAATGGCGGTTGTCGTTAAAGAAACAATAGCAGATTTACAGAAATCAATGCCTAATAGAAGGAAACAGAAAATAAGCATTACAACAAAGACGAACATCCCGGCTTTGACGTGTGCCGGTCGGTTAGATTGCAAAAGCCAATCATACAATACTTTTATACCCATACTCATAGCGTTTAATTATTAATAAAATATTCTGTATGGAACAAATGTATTGAGTATAATAACGAGTTTTACAAAAATGGAAAATCTTGGAAATCAATTCTATGATAAATATCTATAAAACAAGACATTATAATTTTCACTTTTTCCATAAATAAAAAAGGGATGCTTGATAAGCACCCCTAAACAACCAACAGATTGAACTATTAATCCGTAAACATATACACGGAAAGATCAACCTTTTCTATTTCGTCTGAAATTGTATCTCCATACATTGTTAGACACACCCGATAACGGTCAATACTTCTTTGAATCTGTTGCAAGGTAGGTTTCTCGGGATATTCCGAACTGGCAAAAGTTACCAGTTCTTCACCATTCTCACTGGTACCAACCACCCGGAAGTGATGACGTACAATCCAAGTTCCGTCCGGCTGTTGCTCGATAGGCTTAGCAATCCCACGCGGTAAGATATTTTTTTGATCCATGTTTTTTGATATGTTTAATTAGTTGTTTTCTATGGTTATATTTATTCTTCAATACAAACTTTTCAAAATGTCCTTCGATATAAACATATTCCCACCATTCAGGAAGTAACATCGCTGCAATTTTACGACGGATATTGTACGTTGCAAAGTGTTTCATCAGGCCATAATAAGAGTTCATTGTACTCACAAACTTCTCAACATACGCTTCTGCAAATCCATTTTCAGCTATTCTATTAAATTTCCTGACAGCGTTATATGTGTTACCAACCACCCTGTTAGATACATAAATTCTACCCGGCAAAATGAACGCCCCAACAAACAAGACTCCTTTCTTATAATGCTGAAGATACAGCTTGCGTGGATGCAACCGTAAAAGGAGTTGTTCTTTCAGGAAACCATCAAGAAGATGGACTTTGGACAATATTTCTTCCGGAGATTTCACCACGATACAAAAGTCATCAACAAAGCGTACATAATGTCTGAATCCCAGTATTTCCATCACGAAATAATCATATACAGACGCCAGAAAGTTGGCTATGAGTTGCGACGGCAGGTTCCCGATAGCCACTCCCCTGTCAGGGTCATTATGAAACAGACTTTTATTACTGGGAAGTTTGTCCCACATGGAGACGGGAGAGCGTCTGATACACTTATTTTGTGGACAATGAAAGATAGTAACGGCTAGAAGGTAAAGCAAACATTCAATATCATCACCTTTATAATTGTCCCTTACGAATATGTTCAGCATTTCCCATACCAACGATTTCGAGATAGACATGAAGAAACTGAACAGGTCATCTTTGAAAATGTACGCATCGGCAGTATAATGCTCACTGACCTCGACTATCATGTTATTCAGATAGTGCACGGCAGACAAGCATCCCTCACCTTTCCGGCAGTTCTTGGAGACGTTTCCTTGTTCCCGGAAGCGTTCCTCTAAGATCGGCTCGATACGAAGAGCGATCCAGTGATGGACAACACGATCAATGAAAGCGGCGGCAAAAACCTCCCGATATACCGGGTAAGTCCGTATGAATACTTTTGAAAAGTCCGGTACATATTCACCGTAAATAATAGAATACCATAGCCGCACCAATGCGGACTGATAATCATTATAGAACTCAACACAATCCGTACTCGTTCTTTTCTGCCTGGCACAATCTTCGGATGCTTCGAAAATACTGCTAAGAAGTATGTCATAGATTATATTACCTGTTGCGGCGAGGGGACGAACCCGGTTCGCGTTCTGGCGGTTGTTCGTGTTGACGTTGCCGTTGTTGAAGTTCACGTTCCAACTGCTGGAAGCCGTTGCATCCGCTATCTTAGTCTTTCCCGGCTCATCACCGGGGGGATGCCCAATAAATAATTCTAATTGCTCACTCATAATCCCCTTGGCGATTATGACTCCGGCTTTGCGACTTGTTGCGATCCGTTAGCTTTTTGCCGTTGGAGATCTGCAACCGTTTTTTTGTACCAACCGGTACTTTGCTTACCGATGCTCTCTGCAAGCAGACAGATTTCGGCTGTTTGAGTCAGGCTGGTCAAATGTCGTTCTTCACACACTCTTAGCAGTAATTTCAATGCATCAAACTCACACAAAAACTTCATCAGATAATCTGCACGGTGCTCAAGGTTCATATCTGTATTTGCATAACGGATATATTCGCAACAATGGACGGCAAGCATCATCAACTCCGTACCAAATTCATACCGGAACGCCTTGGGGAATTGTTGCCGGGCATCAATGATAAGGTTCAGAAGCTTATACATCGAATTTGATATAGGAAGGTCTTGTGTAAGTGCCATGTTAATTTTTCAATATTTTAATGTATGTATTAGAGGACACAAAGTTAATAACTGTAAAGCAATTAACACAATTTTAGCACAAAAAAGTGAAACTAAAAAGCCCCTACCGGGGCTTTTATTTAGCTAACCCTCTAAGGGATAAAGAATTAAAGGGATAAAGTGTTTATTGCGGCGAGGGGACGAACCCGGTACGCGTACTGGCGGTAGTTCGCGTGGACGCTGCCGTAGTAGAAGCCCACGCCCCAACTGCTGGAAGCGTCATATTCGGTACTAGACCAATACCAGTCGTTTGTAAATATATTTTGATTGCCAAACATAGAAGTTATGAGCTCATTGATTTCGGTTTTATACTTGGCCATAAGCATAAGTTCACCCAGTGCGGGCAGGTTCCACACGGTTGTATCTTCAATTCCGTCAGATTCAAGCGTACAGGCTTTATAGGCTCTGGCAGCTTCGGCGGCAGGGGCGCCGACAGTTCCCTGGGTGTCCTTGACGCCTGCAAGGGTTTCTATTATAACATCGGTATTTTCTTTGCCGTCGAAGGTATCATAGAGTTCTTGGTTACCACTACCGTAGTTTTTCAGGCCGCGTAGGTCGGTTCCGTAGCCACCCCATTTGAACGTTTTGTTGCCGCCTGCGTCAACGCAGTCACTTTTGGCGATAATGAACTGGTGGCATTCGGCACGAAGTCGGATGCCAATACGGATATACTTGGAGCGGTTATTTGCGCTCATGGAGTTCCATTCGGAAGCCGTGAAAAAGACTTGTTCACCGTCTTCAATTCGGAGAGTAGCCAAAGAAAGGTCAAGAAGCGTACCTGCCCATTGCATATATTTGGCGATGTCGCTTGCGGGGGTGTTTTCATTTACAGTTGTAAAACCTATTGACTTTAAAGCTTCTATTTGGTCTTGTTTATTCAGGCGCAGAAGCATGGCGCTGGCGATATTCTTATCCATTTTATTGTATAATATTAAGTTAATACTATTCGGAAGCAACAGCTCTCACATGAAGAAGGGCTGAATTTTTGTTTTGATTCGTAATACGCCCGGTATTCAGTTCGAATGTCCAGGCGGAGTTAGTATCCCAAATTGTTGATGACCAGTAGTATTTATCAGTCATCAGCATACTATCACTACTCCAAAAGGTACGCATCATCTCATTGATTTTATCGCGATAGCGGTACATCAGAAGCATTTGGCCGGATGAAGGAAGGAACCAGTTGGATTCATCCTCGATACCGTCACTTTCCAAAGTGTAGGCACGGTATGCACGGGCGGCTTCGGCAGCCGGCGCACCGATTACACCGCTATTGTTTTGCTCTTTCAGGGTAGTGATAATCAGGTCGGTATCTTCCTCACCCGTGAAGCAGCCGTACATGGCACCCAGTCCTTTTTGGTTCAGGCCGTCTATGGCTTTACCCTGACCGCCCCAATAGAAGGTAGTAGTCATATCGGCATTATAGCACTCCTGGGCGGCGATTACGAAGGAGTGTCCATGGGCACGGATACGAAGCCCGCGTTTGATATACAGTTGCTTATTAGCGAGCGTAAGGGAGTTCCATTCGGCAGCAGTAAAGTATGCCTTGGAGTTATCCGAAATACGATTACAGGCAAGATGCAGATCAAGCAGACCGGCGGCCCACTTGATACGTTGTCCAAATTCAGATGCGCGGGAATTCTCGGTGACATCCGAGAAGCCCACGGCGTTCAGTGCTGCCACTTGTGCCTGTTTATTCAAGCGAAGCAGCGTTGCGCTTTGTTCATTCGTCATAGTTACTTGTTGATTAAATCATTAATATCCATATTGTCTTCAGCGAAGCGTTCGAGATATTCTTCGTAGGTTTCGCCGTTATAATATTCAAGGACTTCATTGATGTTGTCCAGCGTTACGTTATCGTAGTACGGTTCTCCGCCATAAGACTCATTATTGAACCAGTTGATCAGGTCGATGTAGGCATCTATGACGGTAAGGATGACAAGGCCGTCAATACCGGATTCAAGGGATTCGATTTCATCCGTTTCACGGATAACTGTCAGTTCATACGTGCCGTTGACTACCGGTTTATCCTGTCTGTTGCCGTCCTCATCCATTCCGGCAACTCCATATTCGAGAATGGCAAGAAGCTCGGAGCCGTCAGCCTTCAGGGTCATGTTCGAGATACGGAGCATGGAAAGTTTACGGGATGCCGCTTGTGAAGCGAGGACGTCACGGAGCATCTGAATGGCGTCAAGTTGAGGCGACGTTTCAAGACGCAGGCGTTGGACGTTCGGCATGGATTCTATATGCAGGCCGGACGGGGCGGAAAGACCGGTATAGGTCAGTTCAGGAAGACCGACAAAACGGAGGCTTGTCATTGTTGGTGGAAGAGAGATGTCATTAATCGGAGAAGTCTCTGCAAGAGTGATGTTCTCCAGTTTGCTACCGGACGCATTGATATGGGCGATACGTGGGCATTTGTCGGTAACGAGCGTAGCGATTTGTGTGTTCCGGATATCGAGTGATACGAGGAAGGGCATTTCGCCGCAGTTCAGCGAGGTAAGCGGTGCGTAAGAACCGATGGATTGTTCTGTATGGGTGTCAGAGCCTAAGATAAGGGTTTCCACAAGTTGCATGGCGGAGAAGCTCACCGTACTTGACAGGGAGATTTCAGACAGGTCGAGCAGCTTCATGCGGTCAGCCTGATAGATATACAGCAAGGCGCCTTCCTCATGTGAGAAGTTGGTGAATACATATTCTTCGCCCGCTTCAAGGAAGCAGCTTTCGGAAAGGTTGCCGCTAGCGTCATTGCCGACACCGAAGTAACCGTTTTTAGCAGCGACAATCCGGATGGTGGCGTTTGATTTGGAAGATACGCGCCCGGAAATTACACCGCTGAAGAAATCACCAGTTTGGAAATAGCCGTCACGAATACGCCAACGTCTTTCGATGAAAGACGGAAGGGCGGTAAGTCCAAGACCTTGCAGGGCATAGAAGTAAATAGCATCAGAGGTGGCAGTATAGGAGATGTATTTCCGTTCACCGTCGTAAGAACTAACCAGTTTCTGCCATTTTTTGAGCCGTTTGTCAATGAAGAAATGCGTAGCTCCTTCGGGTGAGAACGGGTGCAGGGTGACGCCGTCAATGGTCGCCTGAACGTTACGCATGGCGGCGGCAACGGTACGCAGGGAGAGTTCCGTACCGGATGAGTCAGTCCACACTACTTGCTGGAGATAGATGTTATTAAACAGAACGGAGCCGTAGCCAGCATAAGGGTTAGTGAATGTTTCATCGCTCGTCCGGTTGGGGTCCACCTCGGCGTCAACCGTGCAACCACCGTCGTTGTCCTTGCTATTGAGCGTATCGCAGTCATAGATTTTATTCAGGTACATGCGCATGGCATCCTCGGAGCTGTACACACCGTCTGTTACGGAAGCATACTCTTCCAAGAACCACATCGGCTGCATATTCTTGGCGCGTTGGTCAGTGGCGGCAAGGTAGTCGGTGAAGATGTCATAACTCAAGACACTTTCTGGGCAGGCGTATTTATACAGGTTTTCCTTCCATGTTCTTTGCCAGTTTCCGCCTTTGGAGTAATCGCAGGAATCACAGAAGCGCAACCATCGGTAGAGGTTATAGGGCACTTTCTTACCCAAAGCGTAATCAATGGCGAGCTGGTCATCATCGACAAGCGATTCAAAGTAGTAAGTCCATGCCGGGAAGGTATCAGCAGAGATAGTTCCGTTATCCACGAGTTTTTGAACCCATGAGGACTTGTCCGTTTTCATGGCCATCATATCCTGAACAGAACCAACGCCCTGAAACCAGTCCATACCTTGGTAGTTAAGAAGTTCGAAACCTTCAACCGGATTCAGGACGTCACCGGTGACATTCCATTTGCCGTTTTCATACTTCATGGAACCGGACTGCTTTTTCCATGAGCTGTCCTGATACCTCATTATCCGGTACGAACTACCGCAATACAGGGAAAGCAGGTACACGCTGTCCGTATCGAGTCCGTCAGTCTGTTTGAAGCGTATCTCAATTGCGTCTAAAGTTTCGTCAGGAGTACCGAAGAACTCTATGAAGTCACCATAATTCAGGCAACCTTTGTTATAGCCGGGGGTATCTTTGAAGCCGAGGGCGAACTGTTCCCCTTTGTCTTCTTTCCAGTTGCCTTTGGCATGGAAATAGACGTTTTGCAGGCTGTCATCCTTACACCGATAGGTGGCTACCGGGTGATTGGCGGTAGAGTGGTTCATCTGCAAGTCTTCGATATGCAAGTCACCGCTGTCAAATGTTCCGTCAAATGCACGTTGGACAGGTGTCATATAGTTACCACCTAAGGCACGGTATGTAACGTTCATCATTTCACAGGCGCCGCAGTCGTTCGCATTGCCGGAATCGGAGTAATCGACTTTTACGGTAATGACATCGACCGGGATTGTATTATCACCGACCTGTACTTTGTTGATGGCAGCCAAGGCTATTGCACGGCGTCCTTCCTCCGTCGTATCGTCCGGATTAAGTAGTATGATTCGAGTGTCCTTGTTTTTGCCTTTACTCTTGGCGAGGTAGTAGCGTTTATTCTTTACCGGGCGTTTGGCAGAGGTGGTTCCCTGGTTGCGGGTTTGGACACTCACGGCCTTGAAATTACGCCACGGGCGTTCGGGGTCAAAGTAATAGAGCGTGATGTATATCTTCGTACTAGTGGAAGTGGTGCCGTCCAGTGCTTCTATATCGGAGCCTTCATAGGGGCATTCGACAATGTAAGGCATACCGCGTGAATAGATTTCGGCAGCTGACGGGCGGCTTTGGGTACTACCCTCGGCTGTCTGGCTTTTAAGGACGTCCTCAAAGGCGTATTCCTTCACCATTACCTCTGTATCGGTCAGACGGACAAGGTAGTTCTTGAACGCCTGTGCCCATTCCATATAGGAGTTCCAGGCCATCATGTAATAAAGATACAAATCACCCAGTTTGCCGTCCATCGTTATATACTTGGTTTGAATCAGGGAGCCGCCGCCCGGAACATAACCAAGACAGGCGACTTCCTCACCGTTGAGGAAGAGTTTCATCATGGAATATCGTGTGCCGTCACGTTCGACGTAGTTGCTTGCAGGTTCAACAACTACGGCTACGGTTATCTTTTCACCCTGCCGGTAGGCGCGTTCTTCACGACGGGCGACACCATTGTTACAGAAGATGCCGACCACCCGGCCGGTGACATAGAAGCCGGCACCGGACGTTTCGTCATAGCAGCTAAGGAGCAGGGCATCATCATCGGTCACGTTCTTGGAAGCGAAAGCGAACTGGATGGCGGCACCGTTGGATTCGATGGACGAGCCGGCAAACGGGGCATGGTTTAATGACACGCCCACATTCTCGGCTACGCGAAGGCAGTTCTCACCCAAGAATGTGCCAAAACCGTTGGTAGTCCAGTTGGCACCGTCCACTTTCATTTCATAATTACCGCTGACAATGCTATGGTCAGTTTCCTGATTGGTACGGGATGAGAAGTCAAAGTTATAGATGGCGCCTTCTTTTATGGCGGCATCAATGGCGGAACCGCTAACTGTCACCCGGACAGGTTCGCTAGTCACGTCCTTGCATACGGCAGTATAGTTGACCGTATCGGTGCCGTCAGCCTTGTAGCCCTGCAGTTGTTGTTTGACCTGATAGGTTTTGTTACGACTGGCAGCAATTTGTGTTACCTGCACGTTATTGGCTTTCACGCTGACGGGTGAAGTCATTTCCAACGGGTCATAACAGGCAACATCAAGTTCTACGGTTTCGTACAGTCGGACTACTCCACCGTTTTTATCATCGTATCTCAAGGCAACAAGAGGTGTGGAACTATTCGGGTCAATTACCATGACAGCCGTGTAGATGACATTTCCTTTCACTCCGGATGCGACATCCGTTCCTTGGATGCGCAAGGGATAGGTACCGTGTTCTAGGCCGAGGGAAGCAGGGCGGATTACAACGGAGTGCGAGTAGTTGTCATTTACAACGGTGGTAGACAGGGATTGCCATTCACCATTAATCTTGATGTCAACCTGGGCACTGATACCTTTATCAGAGGTGTTGTTTCCGAACTTATAGAGTGGAAGGCTGAAACTTTCAGTTGTCGGAGTAAGCAGAGTTTCAGGGGTATAGTTGAGCACCTGCACACAGGTACAGGTAATATCAACAGCTGTTACATTGACATTCTTGGAACCGGTGTTGCCGCTTTCGTCAGTGGCTATCAGCTTGAATTTCCGAGTACCGGCAGCCGTAAAGTATGTGGTGAAGTCCAGTTCAAAGGAGAAGTCCTTCATGTCACCGGAAGATGCTTTGTTGACGGTTTCAGTCCAGACGGTAAGCCCGCTTTCACGGTCTACGAGTTCCAATTTCTCAATCAGGTTGTCAGAGGATTCGACACCGTTCGAGGTCACAGAACGAATGGCAGCAAAGGTTCGTAACGTGGAGCCGTAAGAGCCATAGACAGGTGTCGACTGGAAAGCAATGGCAACAATGGTACCACCAGTCTGACCGCCGCCACCCGTGCCGATAGCGAACTGCACTTCATCGCCAAGGGTTTCACCGGCAGCGTTCTTCATCTGAAGTTTTACAATACCTTCTGTTTCCACGTTTACGTCGAGGTTGGCCGGAACATAGGCATAGGCGCCACCAGTTGAAAAGGCGTCCTTTCCCCCTTCCGCCGGTTCATCGGAAGTTTCAAAAACGGAACCGCCACCACCATTCCCGAAGGGTTTCCAAAGAGAAGGGGTCGCAAAATCGGACACAGCACCCTGGAACTGCCGGGTTTCCATTTCATACTCGCCTGTTTTGTAAGTAATGATGAGACCCGTTCGCTCATATTTGACGCCAGATTCCTGTTGATAGGAGACAATGGCGGCAATAGCGGTTTCAAGGGTATAGTAGCCGTCTTTCAATGGGCGGATCTCATCAACAATGACGATGGGGTGTGTTACATCGTCAGCGGGCGTGCCGCTCTTCATATCCTCAAGGGCTTGCTTATCCTCGGCGGACAAAAGGCCGGCTTGTTCAAGGGTAGCAGAAGGCAGACGGAAGCTGTCATCCGTTTCTTTACCGGTTGTTTTGGACACTTTCTTAAAATACACATTGAGATAGGAAGCGTCAGACAGGACGGAGAAAGAACCCGGTTTGATTATATCGGAAGGGATATTTTTCATTGTATCTTCCAAAGACTTTCCACGGTTGCCGGGGAAAGCTTCTTCTTCACCTTCCCCAAGAGACAACGGTTCAGGCAGACATTCAGAAGGAACTTTACTTTCTTCGTTCAAAGGAGCGATACCGTTCGCTTTTCCTATCCTTTCCTCAAAGTCATTTATTACAGAGGTCCATTTGCCCCATGTAACACTCTCATTGGAAACAATACCTATTCGTGAGATTGTACAAACTGTACCTAAATATACACCTTCGGCATTGTCTGACATGGTAGCCAGTTGTATACACGAAGTGAATGATTGACAAACCTTATTAAGCTCCAACCGTTCAATTTGTATATTTACAGGAATCTTAGACGAATCAACAGACAAAATACACCGATAATTCCCAATAGAAGAATCCCCAGAATACATTGTTTTTAATTTATCTTTAAAGCTACCAATAGTAGTAAAAGAGCCAATACTTTTAAATGGGTCAGTCAAAGGATTGGATTTATCAGACACTCCTGTTATACGTTTCAATAACTCGGCGTCTCCATCCGATAAATCTTTTGCAATCTTATTGACATTCTCCACTAATGCATCAAAATCACCATTCACCATTTTAGCAATGGTACTTGAAAGTAAATCAATAGATATTTTCCGACCGCCGCTAACTTCAACGTACATATCTTTAGATAGCTCTGTTGTATCAGTCAGTTGCTCTATTGTAAGACTGTTTGTCTTCAACGCTTGTAGCACAAGGCTAATAATTTGTTGTTTCTCTGACTCTGTCATTTTATTCTATCTTTATTGTTTAAAACTATTATATTAATTTGATGACGGATCAGAAACTTCATCAGAAGCAACAGGTAACGTATCAACAAATTCACCGTCCCAAGTCACCTCATAATAAGTCCTATCATCAGTTCCTTTCAAGAACTCTAATATACCTCCTGATAATAAATCAATATCGTATGAACTTCCCTTTTGAGAAAATTGAACTTCATTCGAATAACCTCCCAAGACAACTGTAATCTGATTAACTTCCGAAGTTACGACACCAGCGCTTGTGAGATTAAAAGGTATCATGAACGTCACCCCACTATTAGCCGGTTTATCCAAAATCACTTTACAACTATAATTATGAGATGTAAAAAGACTAGTCATAATCTTCTGATAATGCACATACAACTTACCGGTGATTACTGACGTATATTCTTCTACAGCTTCACCACCAGACTTTATGCTCCTCAACTCTCCACTGTCAGATGTTATCCTATAAGTATCATTTTGAATTCTTCTTATAGACATTTGGTTGTTCCACTCCAAAACAGGATTAATCGTTTTTACCCTCTGTAACATTTGATTGAATACAAAACTCTTCAATCCTTCGATTTGCTGGTTAAGTTCCGGAACATTACTTTCCTTTCTTGCATATCGAATACCATCAAAGTAGACGTAATTACAGCATAAGACACGATTCAATAATTCAGCAAACCATACAGGGCATCCCATCCCATTTCCAAGCGTGAATAATATAGTTGTATATTCGTGGCTGAATAGCTCAACAATATCCTCATCAGAAGTCACGAACTGCTCATTATCCACACCGAACGTCCATCCGTTATCTTTGAAACCACCAGGAACTCGAAAATCAAAAAAGTATTGCATCCCATCTATCCACCAGACAGCATCAAGACGCTGCTTATTATCTTTCATTGAATACTGAATAAGGCTGGTTTCTGATAACTCACACTCATCATCCGTAACTTTAAAAATCTCACTCGTATTCCCATTAACTGTTACAGTATAATATCCACATGGAAGCAATGAAATGTTATAGAAATAGAGAATCTTATCATCATTCATCTTCCATGAGCTTAATGATACAAGTGTAGATATATTACTTAAAAGATTATTAATGTAAACAATAGGCTCCTGCTCTTTGGGTGTCAAAATCAATTCAACAAAAATCCTGTCTGTACGTGCGAATAACTGCACATATTTACTTTTCGCTCCAAATTTATCGGTAGACGGAGAAAAAAACAGTGGGGTAAACGGACTTATAATCATATTCTAGGCTTTTGTTATTGAACGGACAAATAAATCATACTTCACTCCCTCGTTTCTCTCAACTGTACTACTCACCTCTTTGATGTAACCTTCGTAAACAAGGCCACCTTTTTGAATCTTAATCGTTCCATCATCTGTTTGTGGAATATCCTCATCAAAGGTTGTAAATGAAACATCTCCACAAGTGACCAAATGCTCTTCAAGTATAAAGTCATCAGTTAATTTCACATCATTGACTATAACATTGCTATTCCCATCCGAAGAAGCATAATGAAGAGAATCAGCGAACATGCCAATATACTTAGCATTAGCTTTCAACATAGCTTTCTGCCAATACATAACATTAAACATTGCATCAGGATTTAGAACACCTGCAATCTTCCAATCCGCATTCCTTTCTAGTACATATTCCGCTTTCCCAATAACCTTATTATAAGCGAGCATTGCGCCAACGATAAACACATCATTATCACTTTCGTTATCAGTAGAACTACTTCCCCTTTTCTGTGACACGATTTCCAAGCCATAAGCATCTGCACGATAAGGGCTCACTAACTCTAGTGTATTATCTGTTACTTGCAATCCAGTAGTATATTCAGCAGTAAATCGAAATTCATCACGACCATTCAAGCATTCATAATCAACTTTATCATAACCAACTTTAACTCGTGCATATATCCTAGAACTGTCTACTTTAAATTGAAAATCTGAAATGTTTCTTGATATATTCTTATTACCATTAAAAGTAAATAAGCTGTCACGATGGACAAACTTTACAATATCCCCCTCAATCCTCTGAACAAAGCCAAAACAGGCTTCCATCCAGTCTACAAACTTCGTATATGAGGTATATAATTTAGCAGACAATATCCCACGAATACTTTCGGCAGCCAAAATAAGGCAATTGTCCAACCGATTGTCTACACCGGAAGCTATCTCGCCTTTTATACCCTCTTTACCACCATTCATACTTTTGAGCAAACTATTCAGAACAGTAATAGGTTTTACCACATCTATATTGATAGGTGATGCTATTGAAGTCCATTTTATCTGTAGTGAATATTTAGAAAAATACACCTTTCCAAGTCCGTTAACATTCATATTACCTATCGGATCATGTATGACAAATTGAAGACATTCACCATCTTGAAGGTCTATTGCATAGACATCCCGATATTGTTCGGGTCTATAAGTGTCTTTTTCTGTTGTATGTGTATTTCCTGAATAATCGGTATTTATCCAACTCGCAATAGTGCTTGTGGTACCGTTCCCATCAACTTTAGCAAGTGTCAACATTACATCTCCTCTGCCTAAATAAAAGTTAAATTCGGGGGTTATATATACCTTGACTGGTTTATGCGCCCTTAAAAAAGCAGGTACAGAAGTATCTAAAGTCACAGAATTTATTTCTACAGGACTATCTGATTCTGGTAAGTCTTTTTCTACGACTTCCAATGGAAGAGACTGGAATATAGTTTTTCCTGTTATATCTCTTGAGAAATCAACATATTGCCCTCCATCTTCTAAAGAGTATCCACCACATATATAGTTCGCGTAGTAATTAAACGGTAGTCTATCATAATAAAGCTGATATGTATCTTTTATCTCATCTACCAAATACTCGTACTGTGTACCTTTATTGGCTTTTATGATACTAGCGACACTATCATCTATCAAATTAATAGAAACAGTATTTCCATCATAGGTCAATGAACCGAAATCCAGTCGGCAACTGAAGAATTCTTCATAAGTATGAGAATTAGTTATAGTATAAACAGTGATACTAGCATTAGAAGCTAGGTATTTGCTCAAATACTCCTCCAATATGAGATCATAGGCTTCTCCCACAAACTGGAATTTTGAAGTAAAGGTTCTAGTTATTCCTTCAAGTCCGGAGCGTTTACGGGAAAACTTTATTTCATCCCAATTCTGAATACAAGATTTGGGAATATCATAGGAAATACTATCAACGGTAAGTACATATTTACAAAGCATTTTAACTCCTTTTGAACGTTCACGAGCAAATATATAGAAAAAGCCAACCGGTTTTCCGATTGGCTAAATTCTTGAAAATCACGCATTACAAAACACAGATGTAAGCATCAGATTTTAAGCATATTACGAAATTATCTAGTAAAAATAGAATTTATAAGGTAACCGGAATCAACTTAAAAACTATGTATCAATATAGTCTTTATATAAGATTTTATTCACTTTCAACTTATAAACGTTATTAGGATCATAATCCATCTTAAAATACTGAACTCCTTCTCCTAAAATTTGCATTATATTCTTTACATTACTTTCAACGCATCTATAACCGAAATAAATCGCTTCAATCATAGAGTTCTTATCAAGAGGAATTTGAAGATGATCATCTTTACAGCTTGGGTCATAACTAATTAATCTTATTTCATTTTCATATTTCCATTCTGTAGATTTCCATATAAACAAACTATTTGTATCTTTCTTTTTAGTTAAAATATCACATTTCTCATTTTTAGAGAGATAATGCACCCTCTTTAAATATTTATGAGAATAACCATTACCCTGAGCCTGTTTTATAAATACCGTTGAAAGTTTATATCTAATACAAAAACCTTTATGAGCATCAGCATAATGAGACCACATGACCACCTTTCTTATTAGGTTATTATCTAAACTTAATTTTTTATTTCCGACAAAACTTCTAATTTTAAAATATTGAAAAGAGTCACTGAAAGGCTTTATATGAGCATTATTTTTACAAATTCTATTCAAATTACTTTCACTTGACCACAAAAGAAATAGACTATCAAAGGGGTCATTCATTTTAGAAGGATGACACACTGTTATAGTATTTGATATTAAATCAGACAAAGAATAAATACTCACACTTCTAAATGAATAAACAATTCCTGACTTTACACCGTCAAAATCAGACTTTAATTGGATAGAATAATACTGTGACTTTATGTAAAATTCAGTCGCTTTATCTTGTTCACCTAGGATTGCATATATTTCTCCTGCAGCTCTATAAACATATGCTTGCAAAGAAGGGAAAAAAGTTCCCAACTCACACTTTAAATCATTTTCATCATACGCTTCAATCATATGAATAGAAGTATTAATTTCTATCATTGCGTTAGATAAATCTTGCTTATCCAAATACACACGTGCTTTCAAATAATGTGCCTGATAACAATCTATATCATCCAACCTAGAAAAATACTCTTCTTGCGTTATTTTAGAACCATAAAATTCATTAGCAAGTACCTCCAATTCATTTGTGGTTATTATTTTTTCATCCATTATAGTTTATAAAAAAATTATTCAAAATTAAATATTCAAACATAATATATTTTCGTGATATTATAAAGTTAATTCTCTAATAAGTCACACTATTAATATTTGAATTCTTGAAGTAGCATTTTCCGACCAGAAGAAATACGACTTCTTACAGTTCCAACAGGAATGTTCAGGATTTCACTTATCTCATCATATGAATACCCACTAGCATAATACATCACACTATCAATACAACGGGATTTTTTAGCACACCGTTGTATTGTGGAAACCAAATCATCAAACAGTATTGAATGAGCTGTACAGTTAGAAATGGCACTTCCGTCTACCATATCAAGCCCTGTAAAATGTATAAGGGAATTTCTATTGTATCTTATTATATAAGTATTCCTCATTATAATAAGGCACCACGGTTGAAGTGGTTTAGAACAATCAAATTTATCACGATTCACAAGTAGCTTATAAACTGTATCACCGGCTAAGTCTTCAGCATCTTGCATGGAACAGCAGAATTTTCTTGCCACCTTTAATATCCAAGGATATATTTCTGATAATTCCTTTTCAAAGTCCATTGTCAGCCCTCCTTATTAGGTGTATCTTCGGTTCGCCATTAATGCACCTTTCCACATATTTCCGGTGCATGATACTTTGTTCGTGCATTTCCTTAGCAGAACGCTCGATTGAACTAATAAGAGTGCCTATATCGGGGGGCAATAAGGCAATCATTTTTTTTACCTCGGACACTTCTGCCGTTATCCGATTACACTTCGTCTCTAATGTACGTAATTCTGACAATAAAACATTGTATAAATGCCTATTTATACAATGGATGCTGTTTTTTCTATTCATAAAAAAGTCGTTTGTGATTCTAAAGGAGATGTACAAACGACTGTATGAAATAATTCGCTTTAATTAAAAATTAATCGAATTACAGCATATATGTAATACCAATATTATCATGTGCTTCTTTTTCTGATCGATATTTCAACATCAGCTTGATGAACGATATTCGCATAGACAGCAGCATTAATTACGCGGGAATCAATACTCATTTTAAAGAATGTCATTAGAAAAGCAATCTCTGCATCAAAAGAAGAACGAATTTGTTCAGGAGTAGCCTTACTTCCTTTATGTTCCTCACTGCGTCTCTCCTCATTCCGTTTTTGCTCAAAAATTGCAGAATGAAGTAAATAATCAAGCTTCGATATAACTTGCTCATCACTCATATCCCGGATATCTACATTTAGTTGGCCCAACACCTGACGAACATCATCATAAAAGCCAAGAGAAACAAGAGTCTGACATATACGAAGGCTCAATAGTTTGGCACGTTCCTTCACCATATCCTCTTTGTCCATAATCATAGCCTGCATACCTGAAGGATTAACAATGCTTCTGTATTCGATAATTAATTTAGATGCCATCTCTTTAAGCATGCTTTCAGACACAGATCCGCGACCCGAAAGCAAACAAGCATAGTTTCCACATGAAAGCTCAATGAAATCATTCAATGTTATCTGATTTAATCTTTCAATCATAGCTATTTCAGTTTAGACAACTTATACAGTTCAAAATCACGGTTAGACGCATCCTGACGCTGCATTTTAAGACTCTTCATCAAAAGGAGATTTGTTCTATCAACTCTTTTTTCTAATCGGGAATAATCATTGAAAACAATGGTGTCACCGGAAGAAGATGCAAAATATGTCGGTGAAAATGTAGGAAAGTCCCAATCCGGCATATCAAAATTAGAGATATCTACCTTATCAACATCAGGAAAGACTTGTGCACCTTTAGGAATATCAACTAAAGTTGGAGCATCAGGAGTAATCCATGCTTTTCCAGAATACATGATAACCTCATGTTTACCAGCATCACCAACTAAAGCGGTACCGCCAGGATGCCTATCATTACCTTTAGTACCGTCTGCATAGGAAGGAATAGGAGTTGCAAGAATAGTTGCAACCTGAATTGCTCCCATGGCACCAATAACAATAGATAAAGGAATATTCGGTAAAGCTTCAGTTATTGCCAGTGCAGTGGCTATTCCAGCTTGAGCGACACTAGTCGCCTTTTCCCAAATGGCTTGTTTACGTGCCATTTCTTGTTTTTGTTTTTCTAGTTCAGCATTTTTTGCTTCTGTCAAAGATTTTGCAGCACGTTTACGCGCTTCTGCTTCTTCTTCGGAAATAGCACCTGACTCTGCCAGTTTATCAACCCGTTCAACATCTTTATCATATTTTTCATCATTAGCATCCTGCTCTTCCTCTATCTTATCAATTTGAGCATCATAAAGTGTAGAAACAAGATTTCCAATAGTCCCTACAGCTTGTGATGCAGTTTGCAACCATTTTTTGAGATTCTTTTGGCGTTCTTTTAACGCTTTGTCTTCAGCTTTAGTAATATTTTGAATAGCACTTATCTGTAATTCTGCCTCCTTTTTAGCGAGAGCAGCCTTCAAAACATACAACTGAGTAACAATCTTAGTACGTTCTTCAGCAGTAATATTCTCAACGGTTAATTCCAGTTCCAAAGCTTCAATCGCTGCTTCAGTAGTCTTATGTGCATATTCAAGTTGTAAATTGTATTCCTCTATCGCATATTGCTCTTCTGTTATTAGCTTGGATGCTAACTTCTTTTTAAGAGCAAGCATATCCATTACATACGCAGCGTCACGTATCTCTTGCTCATGGGCTGCATTTTCCGCAATCAATGCTACCTGATCAGAAGCATACTTTCCGTAAATCTCTTGTTTTTTCCTAGCATATTTTTCATCTATCAATATTACATCTTCACCTGTTTTCTCCGCTGCATCAATTTCTGCTTCACGTTGCAATTCCAACTGGTGCAATTTCAAATCAAGTTCTTCCTGGGACCCCTTTTTTACAACAGCAAGAGCGTTCTCAACATCCTTCTTCTCACGATCAGAATTATACTTAATAGTAAACTCATCTAGCCTTTCCTGCATTTCCTTAGCTAAATTCTGACGTGTAGCAATTTCCTCTTTGCTATTACCCTTGACGGCAGCAATCTTCTTCGAGTAAGCAACACCAATTTTAGCAAGTTCTTTCTCCAGTCCCTCATCCATAAGAGCTAGTTCTGACTCCTGATAAGTTTCATGAATTTTCAGCTTCTCTTTGAGAGCTTTTTCCTGTTCACGTTTTTCTTTATCAGTAAGGACTGTTATACCTGAACCATTTTTGTCGTTACCCTTTGGACGGAACTTTTCTGCAATCACATCAAGTCCACGATTAAACTCATCGCTAGATGCTATTTTGAATAAGTTTTTAGAAAATTCCAACTGAGCCTTATCCGCTTTTTCTGCTTCCGACGTGTAATAGCCAAACATTTTAGCAGCACCATTCTTTATCCAAGACATATCTTCAAACTCTGATGTTGCATATTGAGCACGAGTTTTCATCCGTTTTAAAGCTTCTCTCTCTTGGGCCGTTACTTCAATACGTTTATTTTTCATTTGAATAACAGCTTTTGTGTATGCTTGTTCCTCTGTATCACCAGCATCAATAAGCCTCTTATATTCTGCCTGAAAATCTTTTTCTACTTCCAATAACTTTTTGTTCGCATCTTTTTTTGCAAGTGTTCTAAAATTATAATCTATCTTTTCTATTTTTTCTTCAGGAGATTTCAAATCATTGGCGATACCTCTTATTTTATCAGCCATCCAATTAAGAAACTCCTTAGCAGGTCCCGTTGACTCGGAGAAAGAAAGCATAAACGCTTCCCATGCTGAAGATAAGTTAGCAAGAGCTCCATGAACATTATCTCCCATCGTGTGAGCCATATCGCCCAATTCACGTTCTACACCAGTAATCTGTTCTCTAAGTGGTAATATTTTATCAACAGCGGTGAGAAAGGCATTAAAAGCGGCAACACTACGCTTATCAGTTAATTCAAGAGTAGTATTCAAGTCTACCCCTTTTTCTTTTAGCGATTTCAATCCTTCAACTAACTCAGGCAATGTTTTAACGGGCTTACCTAACGCCTTTGCCAGCTTTCCATTACTATCAGCTAAATTTAGAAAAACATTACGGGTAGCAGTAGCAGCCATTGAAGCATCAAAGCCGGCATCCGATAATTTACCCAACAAAGCCAAAGTATCTTCAATACTGAAATTAAAGGCTTTTGCAACCGGTCCAACAATTGGTAATGCAGTAGCGAGATATGAAAACGACAATGCGCTTTTGGTTGTTGCGACAGCCATCGCAGACACATATCTTTCAGTTTCTCTTGTATCAGCATTAAACATACGAAGAGAAGCACCTGCCAATGAAGCCGCATCTGCTAATTCTGCCCCGGTAGCTTGTGCAAATTTTAGAACGTGCTCTGTTGCATCTAATATTTCTTTTCGAGTAAAACCTAGTTTAGCAAGTTCTATTTGCAAATCCGTAGCTTCGGATGCAGTGTATTTCGTTGTAGCACCCAAACGTTGAGCATCCGCAGTTAACTCCTTCACTTTATCAGAAGTGGTTCCTAATATTGCAGCAAGCCTACTATTAGCTAATTCAAATTTAACAATATCACCTACTCCTTCACGCAGTTTTGTAAATAAAGCAACAACTCCACTAACAACAGCTTGTGCACCAATATATCCAGCAGCCCACCCTTTCAATCCTGCACCAACTTTGTTTAGCCCAGGAGCCATCTCCGTTTTAAGCATCATTCCAGCATTCCGGGCAATAATTCCCATGTTCTGCATGGACTTATTACCGTTCTGTATTTCAATCCATGCCGCCTTTACTTCTTCCCGATATGCACCAATGGTCATTTTCTGTTGACTATATCGATCGGAATTTCGCTTTATGTAATCAGTGTTGATTCCAATAGTAGAATTAAGACGGGCAAGTGTACGAATATAGTTTTCATCCGTATCTTTCAAAACATCAACAGCCTTTTGTAGCTGCTTATTCATTTCCTTTGCTTGTGAACGGCTATGTACTTCCTGATTAGTCAAGGTAATAGCAGTTCTGATAAGTTTTAAACGTTCTTCTTCAGATAAAACAGCTTTCTTACGAGTAGTATTACCGGCATTCTGCGCTTTTGTCAAGTTAGCTTCCGCTTTAACAGCCTTTTCCAAGGACGCAGCATTATCCGAGTTTGCCTTGGTTAGTTTCTTCAATTCAGCAGCAGATAATTTCTCTACATTTAGCTTTTCCTCTATCTTCTTACTGACAGTTTGAGTTATTTCAGACTGTTTTCTAAGAGCCTCGGTTAATTCAGCAGATGCAGAGCCAGCCGTTTTTGCTTGGGTATTATAAAGATTACTCAACTTTTCAAGATCAGCAACGCCTTCTACATTTAGTTTCAAACCTTTTGCTAATTCTTTGGCCGCATTAACATAATCAGCCCTCACACGCTCAATAGTATTATCAAGCTCCACCAATTTCTGCAAATCGTTCTCATCAACGAAATCTTTTAATTTTAAATCTGCCATAATTACAGGTAATGTCTATATTCAACAATCTTTCCTTTTATCTCAACTCCTAGTTTATCAAAAGCATAGGTACCATCTTCTTTCTGATAAACGACATACATGCAACCATCCAAGACAGCTGCTTTCTTTGCAAGATCACTGATACGTTCCAGTTCACTCTGCATCTTTTTTATTTCGCAACTACAAGCCATTTTCTACAGATATCCACATTCTGAAAAGAAACGTTCCATCCAGGGACGGAGATACATAATATTAAAGTACTCTTTAGCTGTATCACCAATGCCTAAAATCTGCTCACCGTATTTCTTCTCAATAGAACTACCGTCCGTAAATCCTTTCGTTGAGAATCGAAGCCCGGAATCAATTCTATCGGCAGTTATGCTATCATAGAAAGTACCAGTAATAAAGAGGTTAGGTACCTCAACCGGACGCGGTGGCAAATAAAGCATCTCACTTCTAAGAGGTGGAGTTATCCTCTCCTTCCATCGTTTATATTGTTCCGCACGGTTCTGCCAGGGACCGGGCTCGTTAAAATAGGTGTCAGTATCATAATCAGGATTCAATAGATGTTCAGTACCGTCCAGACCGGAATATAATTGCTCCTGAATACAATCAACGAGCACATTCTTATGTTCTTCCATACACCTAATACATTCCTCTTCAAACCCGGATGCAATGGAATGAATAACTCTATGTAATTCATCAAAATCTGCCATACAGTAAAAATATAACGGGCCGGGCTGTAATCACACCCCAGCCCGTCGGTTACTTAGTTATCGCATCGTACACTTCCGAGAGCTTCTTCTTACGGTCAGCTTCCTTCAGTTCCTGCCACACGACTTTAATGTGTGCATTAATAAACTCTTCCTTCGTCATGCCCTTCACAGCAGCTTCGACGAACGTAACATTATCTACCTTCATGACACCTGCTCAATACCTCTGATTCCTTTTTCATACAATACAGAAGGAGCTTTCAACGAAGGAACCGCCCCGGCTTTAGGAACAATGGTAATGATACCATCCGAATACGTAGCAGAAGTTACGTTATTCATAACTTCAGCAGCACCATCAGCAATAAGACTGCCAAATTCTTCTGTACGGTCATAACCACCAACAACTTCAACTATTTTGTAAGTATTTTCGGCCTCCAACTTTTGAAACACAACATCAACCAAGCCTTTAACGAAATTCTTGGGATTGAAGTCTAACTGCACGTAGTCAAAGTGCAATTGGCTGTCTTCCACATCTTCATGTGAAAAACTAACAGTCATCGCAGACTTAGCACTACTGGTCGGGTACTGTGTCACGGTCGGATAAACAGTAGACATCGGAATACCGGCAAGGATATCAGTGTCATCATTATAACCGATCAACATATTATCCTGATTCCAAAAGTAAACGTCCCATCCTTTATTGGCACATTTCAGAAGCTGGGCATTCAAAACCTCATCAAATTTCTTCAAAGTGAAGGTGTCTGTTTGAGCGCTTAGCCCGTTGTATTCACTTGCACCGTACCCTACAGGATTAACTTGAGGCTCTCCACCATTCTTGGCATACTCCAGGAATGGCAAAATAGGGTAAATACGCCCGGGACGGTCTGCATGGCACAATTCGAGCAACTTCTCACCTGTTATATCAGCAGGGAGTTTGACACCATGTTCTGTCAAGATAGCACCTTTGACCTTTTTCCAGTCAATGCTACAAGCAGAACTACCAGTGTTCATCCGGGAACCCTTACACGTTCTAATCTTTCTCATTTTCTTCTACAATTAAGATTATTAATTTTTATTTCCATCGAGCGTATATTTATGGCATCAATCGGCTCGCTCACAGCCTCACCGGAATCTGTATAGGCTCCGTATCTGCCATATGAATAGTTTTCTGAATAACTATGTTTCACTTTTTCGTCATAGTCGCAGTCGAACCGAGAATCTTCATATAATACTTCCAATAAACGTTTATAGATTGGCCGAAGGATATTTTTAAAAGATGTGGTTCTGCGCATCTCATTGCTCCACTCTTTACAAGAAGAACATGCTATAATTAACGAAACCTTTGCTTTTGAAAAATAATCCGCGTCACCTCTATCCTCACTAATTGGAGTGAATAGTGCAACCAATGGAAACTTCCTTTCAGACTGGGCAGAAGACTTACTGTATTCATCTAAAATATCTTTGATATATTGACTGCTACCGAAGATGTAATTCAACCTTGGGGACTTCACAACTTTAGTTCCCCCTTTCCCATTTGGATAGAGGATTTCAAGCCCTTCTGGAAGTTCCTTTACAATCTCCTCAAACAGTTCTGTTATATCTAAATCTATCATAAATTGAAAGCATTAATTGGGGTCAAAAGATTCTTGGTTATTTGCACATCGAAAGGACAATCATTCGACATAGCCCATTCAACAAACTGTTTATTCTTCTCTACCATGCTATTCCATGTGCTTACTTGTCTCTTCAAAGGAGCTACATATTCATTAGCACATTTCAAACGGACAAGCCCGGTTATTGTAGCCTGGGTGTTTGCGTCACGAAGAATATGATAAAAGACATAGTCAGCGAACGGTTCACACAGCTTCTCGCATAATACTGCATATCCGGACTGGGGGGCTTCCTTCTCTTCTGAAATATCAACTTCATCTGAAGAATCTTCCTTTTCCCGTTCAATAAGCTCCAAATAATCTGTGATAGCTTGGGAAAGAGTCACACCAACAACATTCCGGAGAAATTCGGGCTGAAATGCCTTAATATACCCATTTATCACCTCATTCACAGCAAGAGATTGGGGCGAAGGCATTTCAGCGACCGAAACATTCTCAATATGCCTGGGACCTGACATAAAATATGAAACATCAATCAACATAGCGATAGTTATTTAGAAGTCTTGCTTTTCCCGGTTTTCTTTTCATCTTCCACGGAAACGGCTTTATCATCTGTAACAGTTACCTCCTTGGCATCTTCCTCTTGCAAATCTTTTGAATCGGCAACCGGAAGATTCTTTTCATCAGAAGGCACCTGTACTTCAAGTTCTGCAATGCGAGCTTTCATTGTTTCACGCTCTTCTGTCAGTTCAACAATTGTCTTATCTTTCTCTGCAATGGATGCAGTAAGCCTGCCAATCTCTTCATTTTTCTCTGCAAGCATACATTCCAATGTCTTTCGGGCATCTTCTTCTGTAACAAGACCACATTCGGAAATAGGGATGAGTTGAATCATCCCTCTATTAATCCGAATGCGTTGCTCTTTAAGCACATTGGTTACATCCTTATCGTTACCTCTAAGTATGTAATCCATAATCCTACGCTTTAGTTATTGCAGTCTTCAATGCGGCCAAATCCCCATAAGCGAAAGCCCACGGCATATAAATCGGGAAGATAACTTCTTCTTGTGCCATCAGCACAACCTCATTGCAAAGCTTGGTCTCCACATCTTCAGCCCATTCAAGTGTCAAAGTGGTATAATCAACCAAATTTGCGGCTTGGTTAAAGTCACCTAAAAGATACTTACCTGGAAGAATACCACCATACTCGATAATCGGACGACCGGCAATATATTTCACCCCATCAACCATTTTAACGATACCAAGATTACGTCCTGTCGTATCTTTTTCTGATTCCATACCGTTAACAGTCATTGGATTAAGAATAATAGCATTCGGAAAATACTGGGCATATGTCATTGCGGCGAAAGCTGTTTTCACTACATCTTCAGAGTTGGGTTCCTCAATGTTCTTAAAGCCGGCTTCATGAACACTGAATGTCATTTTATCCGTAGCCGTTTCAGCACCGGAGAACGCGACACCAGGAATAAGGATACGACCATCTTCCATTTTCACAAGAGCGTGTGTTTTGTTCAGTTCTGTAAGAACAGCGGCGCCAGCGAACGTGATACTCATTCCATCAAGAATCAAATCCTGTGGTTCTGCAAACTCTACAATCACATCCTTATCACCGTTATATCCGGTAATAGCTTTTACAGCACCAGCGGCACCTGTAACAATGGCTGTACTAATAATCTTCTCTACAGAAGTCACCCCAGTATTATTAATAATACCAAGCAAATTCTCACCATTACCGTCACCAAACAAAATGTTCCAGTCTTCTGCCATCCAAACAGCTTCAGGAAGCATGTTCAAGATGTAGGAACGAATGTACACTCTTGATTTCAACATACGTTTTGAGATACGGATATGAGTACCAAGGCGCTTAGTTCCTGTCTGTATCTCTTTTACCTTGATACTTGATTCCGGTAAACGACCGTTCTCTGTTACAAAACGGGCATTGCGGTTGAAAGCATATACTTGCGCATAGGCGAGTTGAGGATATGCAGGATCAGCTGTCAGCGTCGTTAATACATCACGCATATGCAACTTTTTGTTGGCAACCTGAGTCACAACACGTTTCTGTTGTTGAGTAATCAACAAATCACCGGTGTAATTGTCAGTCATGGAAACGACATCTTTCAAGGAGAAGCCGTCAAATTCTCCTGATTTGCGTGTTTTTCCTTCTGCGAAATCTCTGAATTTTTCAGAATCAAGCATCTCGTTCAACTTCTCATCGAACTTGTTGATAGCATTCATAGACAAGCCCTTTTGTTTCATTTTCTCAATACTTTCTCCAAGGGTCTTTACCTGGGCAACGAGTTCTTCATTGTCTTTAACCAATTGCTGAAACTTCTCATTGTCATAGGATTTCAGCAATTTATTAATATCGTCAAACTGTTTTGATACCTCATCCGGTGATGCAATTCCTTCAAGGGACTTGTTTACTACTTCACACATCATGCCGACGATGTTTTCCATAAACGCCTTCTGTTCTGCCGGCAAGCCGTCCGTTTTCAGATTAAAATCTGATACTGTAAATTTTCTAATTGGCATAAAATTTAAATTTTAAGTTATTTATTCTCGAAACAGCTATTCAAACTCTTAAAATCGAATAAAGTGCCATTATCAGCGGCTTTAATCGTCACTTCATCGTTCCCATTTTCCCCGTCATTCTTTTCTTGAGTGTCAACAGACGGCTCATTTTTTCCGGTGGTATCTTCAGAAGTGTTTTGCAGAATAGCATTCGAACGATATACTTTTCCCCAACAGTGGGGACATCTTACATAATTCATAAGGTCTTGTAGACCCTTTTGAGAAAATTCTTTCTTTTCTGATTTGACAGAATCAATAAGAGAAATTACTTGGGTTCTAATCTCCGGAGTGAGCTTCTCCATTTCTTCCCTTACAATGTCCTGTGTTATCCATCTCTGATAATCAGCAGCATAATCTAATACCTGTTGGGCAAAGGTATGCTCTGTTTCTGCATCATAATCAAATTGATGACCACAATGAGGACATGAGACAACGGCACCACCGTTGAGGCTCTTCAGTAATAAACTTAATTCCATATCGTATCCTTTTAAACGTTCATCACTATATCCATGCTGCAAGAACGCTTTCCGAACGAAATCAACAGCCTCCTTTACCTGGTCGGCAGTAGCAGACTTAATATTCACAAGGAAAGTCTGGGGATTACTCCCCCAACTTGTCAATGTTGAATATTCCATCATACGCCATTCAAGCACTTTACAGGGATCAACAGAATCTCTTTTAATGGCCTTGACCCCAATAGAATGTTCAAGTGTTCTGCCATTCTCTGCAAACAGTTTATAATCAGCTAACGTATCACGGCCAATCTGTTTTTCAAGATTTAACTGACCGACCATAACCAAATTACCTTCTGTTTCCTTACCACTCAACGGAACACCTAACAACTGGTCTGTACGATGATTCAGGAACCAACGCATCCGACCAATATTTTCTTTCAATGTCTTATTGAATGAGCCGGGCATAGATATGTCATTTTGTGAGTCCTTCACACCGATACCATTCACCGCAACGGTAACGATACCCTTCTCATCAACATCATTTGCCTTTGTCTTGTACTGAAGGCTTTTGATTTTCTCTTCCATCTTTTTCATCTCCACTTTTAGTGTTAAAAACTCGATTTACTTTATCCAGTTCCTCATCTGACATATCAAATTTCAATTTGTCAAACAAGGGATTTTCTATCATACTTTCACCTATTTGGGCACGCCAGTCATTGAGCGTTATAAGCCCACATGAGAATTGTTCACGACAACGTTTATTTATATTTGTCTTTACGTCCTCGGATTCTTTCAATCCTTCCTGCAAACAATCAACATCAGAGAAATCACAATCCAAATAATATCCCCCTCCTTCAAGACCAAGGAAAGCTGTAAAATCCTTGCAGAATTGTTTGGCCATAGGAATAACAGTTGAACAATATACGCTCTTTTCAGCAGTAGCCTGATTGCTAAATGTGGACTGGTCTTTTCGCGGAACAAGAACGGCAGGGATGCCGTATGCCCCTGCAATATTTATTGCATCAGCCAAAGTCTCTTCAAACGGCTGTAACTCTGCAATAGAAAGATTAGTACGAACAAAGTCAATATCTGCATCTGAAATACCATAAGGTACCTGGCCCTTCCTTACACCATACTTCTCAAAATTTTGCTTCAAAAGCTGTTCCTTTTCATCGTCAGTCAACGCTATTGAACCGGTAGCATCAGTTTTCTTACTTACAATAAAGCCCAATCCACCCCGCTTTACATAAATCACATTTCTAGCTTCATATACAGCTATTAGATTTGACATTGGCTTATTTTGGGAAGCAAGACGACTTTTGGACTTCAAGAACATAGCCCCTGAATAGAACTCTGCACTTCCGTCTCTATCATGCCATATTTGGTATGGAGGAATTTCCAAACTACCATTCCAACCATACTCCAAACGATAGCTACGAATAATATCTTCTGTTTGGGCAATACCAAACAATGGCATATTCCCGTAAACAGGTTCTACAATAGTCTTATCAGAAGGTAGCACCCAATAATTATCGCAATATCTCCATTTTTCAGCTGTAGAAAAGACATCAGGCATAGCGGCACGAATAAAGCTATTCCCTGTACACAATTTATAAATATGGTGCTGATAAATCAATTCTTTCCAACGCATCAAACAATTAGGACGACTAAGTATGCCATTCATTCGTTTATTCGCCCATACTATACTGTCATCCTTAGTTTTCTTCAATTGAAAATTAGCACCTGCAATTCGCGATGCAATATAATCGATCGGGAAAAAGACTTCAGGTATCGTACTGAATAGCGTTAGATAGTTACTGCCCGCTACAATAGGACTAGTAAGGTCCTCAATGTATGCAACTGACCATTTTTCAGCCTTGCCACTTTGAGTATCTATATCCTTATTTTCAGATGAAGTAACTATTTCAACTTCACCTTTAGTCTTAGATTTCTTTCCAAATAGATTATCAAAAAAAATATTCATTGGGTTCCTTTTTGAGCAAAACTAAGTAAAAAGGAAAACCGTTTTCCAAAACACTAAAATCTTGAAATTACGAAAACATAATATCAACAATACAACATCCTTATTTTCAATCACATATAACGCAATTCAATTCAAACCTAATTTTACAACGAACTGTACTAGCCCACTCAAAACAGCACTGGCCTCTTTTGTTTCACTATCTTTATTATAGTCCATCAGATTATTCATGAAGGCAACATATTCCGTATCAGATTCTACTTTTGATGCAGAAAAAAGAATACTATTTTTCACATAATCAGATGTTGCAGCAATACGCTTATCTACATCCGGAAACTCTTTCATTACACGAATCTCCTTGTTTGTACTAGAACGGAGTTCCCGGATAAAAGGGAAATAAGCATCTGTACATTCAATTACACATGAATCAGATTCATGGGACAAAATAGAAGAACGTATATCTTCTGTTGAAGTAGTATCCATAAATACGACATCAACAACATGCCATTTATTTCCACATCTAAACGCTTGTATAAGGACAAATTTCCCATTAACATTCGGCATCACATATAGAATCTTCTTAGTGTATTTACATTCGGTATCTGGATTGAAGAAATTAATAGTGCCATTACAAGCATACAAGTTTCTTTTTCGCCGGTTACTAAACTCTATATACTGCTCACTACACAAATCCACAACGACATATCGGAACGTATCAGACAGGTGCCCGTGCTCCTCATAAGTCTGCAAGGTAGTTTTATTCTTGACCTTAGTTTTAAGAATGGCACCGTTAGCATCTTTCTGTACGCTCATGTAGTCCTCAATAGATACCGAACATGATTCGTCAATGTATATCTCTATACCGGGAACAGTACAATCAAAAATGGCATTAACAAACTCACCGGTCATGGCAACACTCGGATTCTTGTTGCCTACCTTATCTTCAATCTCGAATCCTTCTTTCTGCAATGTATCTATGAATAAGTCCATCCAGGAACGCTTCTCATCGTCAATGCTGTTTGCCGCTTTCGTTGATGCATCACCATGTACATATAACCTATCAGAATATTGGATAGATTTCAGATACTTTGCAACAAGTTTGGAGGCTTTCTTTACTGTATTGTTTGGGCTTTCAGCGCACGTTTCATGGAATTGCCAAACCTTGGTACCAGTTGTGAAATCGACCTGCCAATATGATACACTGATATACGGAAGCACGTTGTTATCGACAGAGATATGAATAGGTAAGTCCGGAACATACTTATGTTCACCGGAATGTTTGCCACGATTGAAGGAACCGAAGAACTCACTACCGGTACGAATGACACCCCATTCTCCCAATGCGTACACATTGTAATAGTCCGGATCGTGAACTCTATCATACTCAAAGTCGGCAACACATTGCTCATCATAGAAACCATACGCACCGTCAGGACTACCGACCACCCAAAAATTATTCAAATAGGTAGATTGGATAATAACTGTATTAGGTGCCTGTTCCTCGATTTGCTTAGTACGAAGATTAAGTATTTGCCTGGGTGCATTCTTCTTTACGGATTTGACCTTGGTAAGTTCTTCCGGCAACTCTTTGCCGGCAATGGTAACCGTCATCGGTACATCATGCCATTTATCTTTATCAATAAACTCTTTCTTTATCCAATGGCTTTCACTAATCGGGTTGAAGGTACAAATAATCTGCTGCCCTTTCTTACCACGCAAACGCTTACGTAGCTGCTTGAAATCCGGATGCTCGAACTCTGACCATTCCTCTAACTGAACTCGCTTATAGTTAGAGATACCTTTTATCTTCTCCGGATCGTCAAGACCGGAGAAATCTATCTTCGCACCATTTACCAGACATTTAATAGTATTCTGTTGAAATTTGAACAAATGGGAGATGCCAAGACCGATCGCAGCGACCTTATAATCTTCATAAATGGTTTTGAGAATAGAAGCTCCTACCTTACGCATGACAAGAGTGTTCTCACCATCCTGTAATGTCTGTATCAGTATTGTTTGTGCCACACTATACGACTTACCGGAAGATGAACCTCCATAGAGAATGATAAAACGGATAGTCTCATCATTCAAGTACTTCAATAGATAGAATCCGTTAGGATTTAGCTTCTTATAATTTATAACCATATTGTTCTAAAAGTAAGGTTTCTCCGTAGGATGAATACCGGATTTTGCAGTTCAAATTGTTCTATTCTTCCGAATTCTCATTATCTTCAAATCCGATACGAAGTTCACCGACTTTATTTCCGTCTCCACCTTTGATATTGACATTCTTATCGGCTTCCCATCCATTCCAGGCACCAAGCAAACGAGCGGCTTCTGTTTTACCGTTGAACTCATAGACAACTTCTCCTCTCTTATTCTGAATCTTCTTCAATGCATTGCGTGTACGCTTTGGAAGCTGCGATGGACTTTTCATCTTTACCTTACCTGTTAGCTCATCGACAATATACAAGTCATTAGGATCAGAAGTTATGATATCCATCAGCACACGTTCCACAGTCTCACGTTTAACTTCAGATTCTTTCGCCCTCTTTTCTCTTATCTCTTTTATCCTTGATGTAACCTTGATGTTCTGCATAAGGGCATGAGCATTGCGCCAAACGCTCTCCTGCTTCATCTTAGTGCAGTCGTAAGCCATCCGGTATGCTTCACTTGCGTTGCCATCAATATCAACGTAATATTGACAGAACTTCTCTTGTTTCAATGTTAATACATTCTCTCTACTCATAGCTTCAAATTATTAAATTCCTGCATGAAGAAACAATGATAGTTACTCAACATGCAGGAATAAATTAGAATGGTTGTACATTCAAAGGATTTCTATTTCTCCGCCCCCGCATTTTTTTGAGAATTATCCTCTCTCCGCATGGCGAATACCTTTTTTACTCCGTCCTCGACTGACGTATAGGACAAAGGTACTAAATAGATATCCTGGTTCACCGATTGCTCCAAATTGTCAAAATCTCGTTTTTTATTAATCAACTCTATTTCAAGCGGTTTGTAGTATTTTACTAAAGATGCAAAATACATAGTAGTCACAGGTTGGACGTTACAAATATTGATAAGCTGCCGGTTACAGCCCACCGCATAAATAAGCCCTTCGACGACATCATCTATGTAAGTGAAGCACCGGATATTCTGACCACAATTGTATAAAGACACGTTTTCCTTTTCTATCAGGAACCAGAGAAGAGTTCTTTTTCGCGGATTAGGTCCATATACATTATGCAGCCGGCACCCGGTCGCAGCCTTACAATAGATAGATGCATACTGTTCATCGAAATACTTGCTTATTCCATACATGGAAGTGGTATTCTCCGGATTCGCCGTTGACGAACTGGCGTATACTAACTTCACATGATACTGGTTACATGCATCAGCTACTCGCATGAAAGTATCAATGTTATCCTTCCTGATCTGTTCCAGGTTTCCATTAAACACACTAGTTTGCGCCGCCAAATGGAACACACAATCAATACCCCCATTTTTCAGGAGCTCACATACTTTTGTGGCTTCAATACCAGACTTTCGATCAAGTCCTATGACTTCGACATCCCTTTTAGCTAATTCTCGGCAAAGGGCTTTACCAATAAATCCCTCACTGCCGGTTACAATCATTTTTCTCATCATCACAAAAACTAAAGGTGCATCTTGTTTAAAGACACACCTAGGTTCAACATAAAATCCTAAAGATTAAATCTTATTTTTGAAAATACTCCCTACACTTAAAACCCTTTCTAGGAGTAAAGTCTTTAAATTCACAGCTTCTAAACACCCACTTCTTATCAGCCCATCCGGCTAAATCCTTTTGCCATTGAGGAATAATTTGACGTGGATTATTCAAATCCCTATAAGGCTGGCAATGCGGTAAGAACCGACCGCCTTTGTTCTTCCAATGATTGACACGCTCAAACGATTCTTTGAAGTCACTGAGCAGGATACAATAAAAGAAGTATTCGCCTTTGTACCCGTACTTGTCAATCAAAGCTGTGGCACGCTCACATTCGGCAATCTGTCCCGGTGTGTCACAGCCGAACCGTATGCGCTTCATCCACTTTACTCTTGCCAGTAGCCGGGCGATGTCGTCTGTTACCAAGCGAGCATCTAAGCCCTGATTGAAGTCTACTCGTACGCCCATGGAGACAATCTTTTCAATCTGTTGTAATCCATAATCGGATGCAAGTACATTGTTATCCATGAGTATTACGTTCTTTCGCCCGGCAGATACTTCTTCTATATCCATGTATGGAGTTATGTTGCCTTCTTTGGCAGGAACGACACACCATTTGCAACGATTAGGACAGCCACGGGTAAGGAAGCCATAAGCCAGATTCTTATCAATATTATACAGGTTATAGTCGGGAACTATTTTATCAACTTCTACTGGAAGAACCTTGCTTATGTCATACCCTGTACCACCTTTCTCAACCTGATTGGTATTGATGTAATAGCCATAATCTGGAGTAAAGGAGAATACCTTTGCCGAATAAACTTTATCGTATGAGCACAAAGGGTTATACCATTCCACATTGTCGCCTCTTGCCTTGTGCCATGCACTTATCTTCATCAAAGCTAGATTAGGATAATTACTGTCAACTGCTAATATTCCGATGTTCATTACTAAAACAGTTATACTCCAATTATCTCATCATTGATACGAAATATGCTATCACTCACAAAATCGTATATCTTATACATAAGTTCCGGTTCTTCCTTTTTCGGAGAATAAACCATCACCTTTTTACCTGCACCTTTCATCCAACCCGCTTCTGTGTTAGCAGACCGACCACAAGGGAGAACCATAACGCAGACATCAGCCCACTGCATACCGTTGAAATCCGAATCAAAACCTTTCTGCGCAATTGGGTGATTAAGCGCTTCTCTATATTGCTCTGTTGTCCAGTTCTGCCAATCAGGATCTATATCAGACCATTGGAAACCACCATTACCATGTGGGGGATTCTTAAAATCGTAAACCTCATGTCCTAAATCACGGAGAATATCTACAACGTCCTGTTGAAATACATTTCTCCAACTACTTGCTACATAAATTTTTGCCATATTATTTTAAATTGTTACTTTTGGATGTCGTTTGCACGGTGCAAGCGACTTAATTTTATTTTTATGAAAAACATAATTTTAAAAGGACTCCTATAGCTTTACTACCGTGGGGCTATATGGATGTCCAAAATCAATTAGACGGTAGGATGGGAAGCATTTTTCAATCTCGTAAGTGACAGTTATTAGTTAATTGAATACGTGACAGAGTGTGTACCCATCTAAAATAAACAGGAGGCGGCTTTGCAACCCGCCTTTTGCTTTTATTCATTACAGACTGTATTTTGAGTGTTATTTAGAATATTGTTGACTCTTTGTGCAAGTTCCGGTTCCAAACGCACCAATCGGACAATCATCACAATAAAAGGTTACACTTCTATAATCTGCGCCACTTCCACATGGATGTTCACTAAGCTCCATAACTTTATCATTAAGAAGCTGTACTTCTTCTTTGAGCTTATTTACCTCACTAATAGGGGTCAAAGCTCTATATTCTTGTTCTGTTAATATGTATTGCATAATTTATTCCTTTCTGTTATTTTATTCCTCCAATAGTTTTAGCAGTGATTTTTTATACTCGTCTATTTCCTTAATAGCATCTTCTTGACCTGATTTTGCATCATTTATCATTAAATCTGCTACTCCCTCCATTATTTCATCCTTATGCCTATTCAGATATTTGATAAAGTATTCCTGCATCAAATCAGTATCCATATTTGCTATATCCGAATATGTGTCTCCACTTCCATAACTGCCAGAAAAAGAAAAATAACAAAGATTACTTATATTCATACTCTGAATACTCTCCCTTCTGCCAAATCCATCTGTATGCTTATCTATTCCACTATTGCTATGGCTTTGAAACTCTTCTCTGATTTTAGGGAGAGTTTCTTTAATAAACTTTTTCAGTTTTCTGCCAGTAGTGATTAACTTACTTAATTCTTTTGCTGTCATCATCAGTCTCCTTTCTTTTTAATCCGTTCTAGTACATCTCTGTTGGCTTCCAATATTTCATCGAAAGACAGAATAGGCATCCAACATATAACCTTAATATCATCCTTTTCGACACTTTTCCTAAATATGATATATCACTATCAGTAGTCCATATACCATTTTCATACGTGAATACATCTATATGCTTACGTGATTCAGCTTCTCTATCATCGTATTTATAGTAATATAAAAATCCGACTAAAACACGCTACTCTTCATCTGGTAATCGTTCTTCTACTCTTATCCATGGAGATTGCTTTTTCTGCCACTCAACACCAGACGCAAAAACTTTACGCATATATGTTTCAACCACATGCGGCTGATTGATGCGATTTGCTAATTGAGCTACCAATGATTTAAAATTCATATCTATCTTGTTTTGAGCCTAATTAGGCTACATCGTTAATACTAATTTCTCCTTTCAAAACTCGTTCTACCTGCCTGTCGATTATCTCTTGAAACTCTATCTGACAGATAAGCGAGCAATCCGGTATAATCTCTTCTACTGGGTCACCTCGCCATGTTGGGAGTTCGTCAAGGAAGATTCGTCCGTCTTTATCTTTTAGACAAGTTGCACCTACATCACGTTCAATCTGCGCCACCTCGTTAAATACATCCGGGAAGTCCTTTCGTATCTTATTCCAGTAGCCCATTCCGCCTTTCACGCAACCGATACAATTGTTGTTATTATAGCCCATCTTGTACATAGCGGGGATTTCAATACCGGCTTTCCAAAGCATTCCCATTGCATCCTGCTTCGTAATCTGCTTTTCAATAAGCGGGAATAGTGGCTTTGTGTCCGGGTACTGCTGTTTTAATCGGATAGCCCGGTTAATCTCTTTCGGGTCATAATCGAAACCCCAAACTTGACCGTCCCAGTGCTGCAATTCTTTTTCCAACTTGTAGCGGACTTTCTTTTTCAGTTCAAGAGTACAGGCGGCACCATGCGCGCCGTTGATATACCCCTTTCGCAACACATCAGACACACAGGTGTACTTGTCGCTTCGGATAATGTGGATAGATTGATTGTACCACTTTTCACAATCTGCCAAGAATCTAGTGTTATCGGGATGACCGGAACCAGTTTCAATATAGTAGATATGCACATCATCGTATAGGCTTAATGCTATCTTACAAGCAACTGCGGATGTAGCACCGCAACTGAACCATGCTATTATCATTTGATTCCTTTCTAATTTTATTTTAATTATTTTTTTGCAATATCATTCCAAAAAGCAACGCCTTCAGGAGTATTATTAAAAGGGAATGAAATAGTTAGAAACCAATGAAAACAGCAATCAACATCTAACAAATTGTTCATCCGCTCTTCATTTGTCATTGAGAAGTCAGGACACTCAATATTAAATGTCTCATTTGCTCTTTCTGTATTATATTTCCATTGATTGAAAATACCTAGTCTTTCTAATTTTGCTATTTTTTCATTCCTCTTCATATTGATTGACTTTTAGTTCTTTACATCTATAAAGGTAATCATTATTGACAAGTTTTACAAACAGAACATTCGCCAATTTAACGCCATTTTATGCTGCAACTGACCCTAGTTCACGTAACTTTTTACTAATACATTCACAGAGAACACGTGCCATGTTAACTTCGACTGCATTCCCTATGAATTTCTTTTGGTCAGCCTGTGTACCAATTAACACATAGTTTTCTGGAAATCCCATGATACGCTTTAGTTCAGGTATGCGTAGCATTCGCATTTTAATATCAATTATCCCGTATAAGCCCATGAACTCTTTTATTTTTTTTGTCATAGGGCTGTCGGTATCATAAATCTCGATTACTACATGTCCAGTTTCAGTTGCGATCAAATAAGGCGGCATTTTATCCATACGTGCTATGAGAGTGAAGCATGGATTATCAACGGAACCACCTGCACTATTAAATTGAGGGTTCATTAGGTAGTGCCACTTTCTATTTGCAGTGACTGTTTGTGCGGGCTCTTCTATGCTACTACCAACGTTGGAGAAGTTTGTATTCATAATCCACGGCTTGCAGCTAACAAGATTGTACTTAGGATTGGCGGTAATACATCCAAGCGGCTTTTCTGTAGATGAAGGTTTGCTGTTTCCATATTGCTGGTCTATGAAATATGGAGAAACGAGAGATAACCGATCCTTCGTTGTTACGGTTGCAGACGGTTCATTTATTGAGCGGTTAAATCCGTTACCGTAATGGGCTGATACAAACGCATGATGGTCTTTGCATGTAATTGTTCCGGCTGGTTCATTAATAGAAACATTCTTGCTTTCGGGGTGTCCACTGAACTGTTTTGAAAGAAAGCATACCTGCGCAACTCCCAGTCTGTTTTGCGTAGCTACTACCGGGCATGGTTCGTCAATCCCAGGGGCATTATATTTTCCAGTCCGGCTCATGGAATTATATTTGATAAGAAAAGCATCTTTGCCCCCGGCTACAAATTTTATCAGGCCGGCATAGATACGTTCCATTGTCTTTTCAGCAAGTGGCTTCTCACGAAAAATACTTGTTCCTTCATCGGAAAAATCCAGTATCTCTTTAACCGGGCGCCACTTTTCCAAACGACCAAACATATCTTGTTTACCGTTTTTACAGTGAGTGGGTTGTGGAAATACTATCGGTAATCCATTTTTGGCAAATATACCAAAGAAGCGTTTTCGAGTAGTATATGCACCATAGTCGGCAGCATTGAGAATACGGAAATCAAAGTTGTAGCCATACTTTCTTACGTTGCGTACCCATCTTTGATATAGTCTACCTTTATCCATGCTGATAGGCTTTCCGTTTTCGTCCATATCACCCCAACTCATAAATTCTTCAACGTTTTCAATCTGAATGTAATCCGGGCAAATAGCTTCAATGTACCGGAAAAGATGTTCAGCAAGTGTGCGACTATCAGCGTCCCGAGGTTGCCCACCTTTTGCTTTGGAGAAGTTCGTACATTCCAGGCTCGCCCAAAGAACGACCGCTGCACCCGGATATTGAGCCTTACATTTGGCAAGATGTTCAATTAGCGGGGAAAGTTCCAGCGTGCGAATATCTTCCGTAAAATGCAATGCATCCGGATGATTGGCCGCATGGCTTGCAATGGCGTTGGCATCGTGATTGACGCAGGCTATTACTTTAGCACACTGTTTACCATCAATTCTTGCAGATTCCACTCCTGTCGAGGTTCCACCTGCTCCACAAAACAGGTCAATATATAATAAATTTATACTACTCATTTCTTTTCTTCAAATTTCTTTGATTATTGATTTCAGACATACACATGCGGCACCAAGAAGTCAATAAATGATATTCCTTACCCTTTCTCACTACTATACGATTGTAGAACCGGTTCAAGTAGAAGTAATTTCCGCAGTGTGTACATTTTTTCATCTCACGTCCTGAAGCATCTATAATACGATTGCGAGGTTTGCGATGAATAAGAGTACAGTTTTTACACTCACCATCAGTTCCACGATGCCGCCGGCAATGTGATAAGGATTTTGCCCCACATTTAGCAAACACCCTACAATCTCTACGAGGTATTGATTGATACACATTCATGGCTTCCTCGCATTCAAGAATTTATTTACTACACGAGAAAGTACATCCTCATTCTCCGGCATCAGCCATTCTTTTGCAACGTTCCAAGCAATACTCATAGTTGGATTGAAGTTATCCTTCCTGACTGTGTGATGAGACAAACGTCCTTCAGTGGGCTTCAAACCCTTATCATGTAAGATACACAGTCCATTCTCGAAAAAAGCACAATACTCCTTACCAGCAACGGGCTGAATCATCGGAATAGCAATATTAATAACCCCTAAGAATATACCAGCAGCCCAGTTCGTCAACGCTAACCTGTCGGCATAACCTGCATCAATAATTCGTTCAATATCATCAGGAGTACCTAAACATGGCGTATGACATTGTTGTTTACAAACACTGCATGAGCATTGTACAGGTACACGACCTGAAGCCCTCATTACCCTTTGTAATGAGGTTTCTTTTGATAATTCTCTCATAGTAAATTATTTGAGATACTACAAATTATTAAACATCGCCCCACAGCTTTACTGCAAGGTCATAATTTTTTTTTAGCCTCTTTTACTGCTTTATTGGCATAAGCCATAGCGTATGTATGCTCGCGTCGGTACTTACCGGACTTCAATCCTTCGTGATATTCTTTTGCTTGTTCCAACTTATGTTCGTAGAAATCTATACTTTCCGGCATGGACAAGTTTATCGTATTAGCCCTTTTTTCCCAATACTTCGCAACTCTTTCATGTTCGGCAGCCTTATCGCTAAACTCAACGCTTTTCCCCATATTGTTCCACGCATCATCTATCGCTTTTCTGTGTCGCTTCTCGCTATGATGTCCCACTTTGATAGGCTCACCTAGAGAAAGAAAATCCTTATCTTTATTGGACTTGTTGTAATATTCACAGCTTTTCTGTACAGCAGATGTAGCCCATTCATGACGACGTTCAGCTCTTTGTTTGGCCCACTCTTGCACATTAAAGCCATCAGCCCGTACGATTGAGTAGTAATAGAATCCATCACGTTCGTAAATGAGGTTGAAAACAATACATTCATTTTCTTTTCCATACTTGGTGGTAACTTCAATAGTTTCACCTTTTTCGTGCTTCTCATCACACTTTGCCAAAAATACATTTGGCGCAAATTTGTAATACGTGTTCATTTTTTTAATTAAATTGGTTTGACTTATATGAAAAATGATGAAACCACAGCTACTTAGCCGTGGTTTCATCATTAAAAAACTTTGGTTGACTGGGTTGAACCAAATCATCGAATAAACCAGGAACACGAGGTTGTAACGCCTTGTATTCTTCCTGAAAGAATTCTTCTTTGGTTCTCCCATGTTTTTTACCCTTTCGTGTATGTACATCGAAAGTGTAATCTGGAATAGGAATAGGGTAACGCCTGACATCATTTATCCACTTTTCTATATCAATATCCTTTCTATCATAGATGAAGTTTTGCAAATGATCCGCATCACGATTCTTTCTACATTCACAAAGGAGAATAACAGCTTTACTGACAAATATCCTCCCTTTGGGTTCAGTAGCAGTCTTGTTTACCAGCTCATGCCCCTGCCACAATGCTTCTATCTCTTTAGTAATGATTCCATAGCAATCTTCAGCACTAATGGTAAACAGACGCTTCCACACATAGTCGCGGTACCCACTCGCCCAAAGTTCCAATGCAAAAAAGCCGGCTACCCCGGTGTCGGCTCGCCTAATGGCTTTCTGCATTGCAGAACTCACCTCAAAGAAATCATATCCGCAAACTGTTCTTATAATCATAATTCTAATTTAATGGTTTGACTTTTAGTTTATTACATCAGTAAAATTAGCTAAAAAAGGCGAATATGACAAACAGAATGGACGCCATTTAAACGCCTTTTTTACAGACTATTAGAATTTGAATTTGCATGATATATTATATTGAACGAGCTGCTTTGTTTTGTCTTTCCCATTAGTGGTTGCACTCTTTAGCAAAATACTATCACCAAAATTCTTTTTGATAAAGAGGATAGATTTACGTTCCTCTTCCTGATTCCTTATAGAAGCAAGCCCACCAGCGTTTACAAAAGTGTTCTTTTGCTCAAAATTATACCGCAAATCGGTTAAAACCTTACGTTCTTTGTACTTCATGTAACAAGAAATCCAAAAATCTTCCTTCAAACGTATTTCCTCATTCCACCAAGTGTTTTTGTTATAGATTACTCCATAACTGCAACCGGTTATCATTTTCGAAAGAGAAAGAAAAGCGGATTCATCATACATTACCGGCGATATCCGAGCGGTGAAGCCAAACAGATGTACATCCATCATACTGGCCATCTCAAATAATGACTGAATGATATTGGTTATCTTATCTTTATCCTTTATCCGGCTAGGTTCTCCTTTTTCCACATAAATAGGTTTGCAGGCATGGACATCATCATCAAGCATGAAAAGTTCTCCAAAATGCTTTGCCATCCAGTTACGTTTCGGGATGAGGCCCATAACGTCGTCAGGATGAGTAACAATTTCACATTCCGGGTTAAATTGTTGATATAAGTCAGCTTGACTTTCAGCAACGCAAATGATAGGATCGTTCACCAACTTTTTAGCGAACACCCGGTCATGGCGTTTATGACTTGGTATTACTATCTTGCAGGGCATGGCGAACGTCTTTTATATCAATTACATTGGATTTACTTATTTTCCCGGTTTTGTACGACTTCATGTGCTGCATGTCCAGCCTTTCACGAAGCCAGTTGCTATCTACCTCATTACTTGAGGTGATGATAAACAACTCATGTTTTTCGTCATACTTTGGAATGAGAGGATAAATGGCTGTATCATCCGTGATGGCATCGAAGCGCTCTTTAAATTCATCCTCTTTCTTCTCCGGGGCAAATTCGATGCCCCAATCTTGGAGTTCCGCCTTATTCCACTCGTTTTCCATAACGTCCAAATCATTCTCACCAAAATTGACATTATCTTTAGTGGCATATTCCCTCAACTTCTTAACGGGGGTATCAGGTGCCAGAATTTTACAAGGCAGTTCTTTATAACCTAACTCCTTGCAAGCTCGCAAACGTAAATTACCACAAACAACAATATATCTGCCATCATTGTAGGGAAAAACTATAAGTTCTCGAAGCTCAAGCATCTCTGGCGAATCCTGAATGCTTTTCTTCATCGCTTCAAAGCGGTAATCACGAAAAAAACGTGGATTTTTCGGCAATCCCGTGAGCTGCCCCTTATTAAAATCAAGTAGGCAGACTTGAATAATCTCTGTCATAACTAACTATATTAAAATCAACAACACAAAATCAACAACACAAACAGTCAGTAACAACACCTAATCATTTTTTCTATCATCGAACTCTATCTTATCTTTGATAAGCTGTTCAATGTCCTCACAACCAAATCTTTTTAAATAGGCAACAAGGTAAATTATCATCTCGGCTGCCAATTCTTCATCTTCCGAATATTTAGGAAGATTATCACTCCTATATTTAGAAGCAATATCGAATTTTCTCCAAACGGCTTCAATTCTTATGCTAAACGCTTTTCTTGAGCTATGCTCATTCATCTTAAAGCGTTTCCTCATGATATTCAAGCATCTCTGGGCAAACCTATTCAATGTTATCATATCGATCGGGTTAAATTGTTAGACTATGAATAATCTCACACGATTCTATTAGGTTGGCCTCTGATGCGAAACCAATGAACATATTCTTTATCTATCAGCATACTATTATTTATTTTGAGGGGTCTGTTGTATCTAAATATTTCCTGTACTCTAATTCTGTCTTAGCAAGATTGATTACGGTATTAACCCCTTGGAAAACTTGTTTTGCTTGGCTCACTTTACTAGGATCTTCTTTCACATCCTTAATTTGTTGAAGAACCAAATTCCTCAAATCTTGTAAAATGGTAGGGTTCACTGTAGACACCTTATTCAACCGTTCATTAGCCAACACAACAACTGTATTTGTTATCGACCGGAAACGGTTCAACTTGGAAGCCAAATCAAACATACTAAATACCAATACTTTGCCATTATTCAAGTATATCTCAACTTCGGTACCATCATCACCGGTACCGTCACAGTAATTGAGAATTACAACTTCTTCATTCTGATAAAGGAATGGTTTATTAACCATTTCTTTCAATCTATCTATTGCTCCATCAGTCATGATTCATTCTTTTTTGTTGCTTTATTAATTTGCCTATTCAAAGCTCCTTTTAGCTTGATTAGGTACTGAACATCTTCCGGATATCGGGCATACAAAGAATTCTCTTTTTTTAATTGTTCAGAACGACTAATCATGTAAAGGTTCTCAATGGAAACGTTTTGCCTGTTGCCATCCTTAAACTGAATATTATAACCAGGGGGGATTTCTCCATTATGCTCAATCCATACAAGCCGATGTTTAAGTTCAAAGACATTCGGTTTGGCAGTTTTCACTTCAATGTAACCGTCACGAGTTATGCGTTCATAACCGACTGGTTTATGATTTTTGGGGATATGTCCTTTCTTAAATCGAGTAGCTTTCGTTTTTGCTAATTGTTCCTCTGACATATATTCCGTTTGCTTACGTCCCTTGTTCATCGGTTGGTGGCCTTTGGGAAAGAAGCTTTTAGAAGCGCATTGAAATTTAAATTCTTTAGATTTAAAGAGCCGTAATTTAAATGCAATTCCATTTACAGCAGAATAAGTGGTACCTAATATCTGTGCTATTTCCTCATTAGTATGATTGGGATACAACTTTTTCAATTTATCAAGTCTCTCACTATTCCAAAACGAGATTCTCGGAGAGCGCCTAAGTTTTCGAATCAAGGCCTTTGTTTTAACAGCACTAAGTGTTTTATCAAGACGTCTAGCAAGTTCTTTTAAATCAGCAGTCGGGTACTCACTGTCAAGTATAGCAAGTTGTTCGCCAGTCCACGTTTTCATAAGTGCGTCAATAAAGAGAGGAAACCACTAGGCTTCCTCTGTGTTATCGTTATTTAGCTCTTTCAGTCTTTCTTTGAGCTTCTTTTCTTTCTTATCATATGAATCCGCAAGTTTCTTAGAGAGCGCTTTGAAATCATCCGGATATTGTTCTGCAAAAAGGATTTTCTGACACTTTTGCAAATAGGAGTAGAAATTCACATTATTCGATGATAAGCATTCAGCAATAAAGGCTCTATACCATTGGTGTCGGTCAGCTTGGTTGTTCTTGACATAATTTACAAAATCACTCTCACCATTCCATTTTTTCAAATTCAGTTTTTCAAGATAAGTACTGCTACAACCGCTAAGAACCAGCACATCAAAAACAAGTTGTTCATTTTCAGAGAATTCTTTTGTTCTCTGATAATATGTTTTCTCTTGCGCCCACTTACGCATTTCTTCAGCAGACTTCTCCTTGACTATATCCTTCGCTCTTTTTAATTGGGCGTTTATTTTTTCCCTTTCTATCTCTTTTAGATCGGCAACGGCGGAAGTAGAGGAAGCCGTTTCTTTTCTAACATAATAGAAACTAACGTTAAATTCGGGAGAATAATGTCCAAAAAATGAAAGACAACGATAAACTTCTCCATCTTCAAGCATTTTCAAAGTGCGTTCATCATCTTCTGAATACCAGCACTTACATCTAAAGATTTCATCAGGATCAACTATTTCAAATCCAAGTTGTTTAACAGCTTCCAAAGTTTTTTCATAGAAAACCTTTCTATCTTCTCCCCAATATGTATCGGGACGTCTAGCGATAATTACTGTTTTTCCAAATGAAAGAGGTTCGCCAACTTTAACAAGATGTTCATATTCTAGTTGAATTTTCCGCGTCACATAAGCAATCTGTTTTTTCTCATAGCAAGCAGCATTGATACATCTAGCATCCTTACTATTCATTTCATAGAACAAACAACCATGATTACACGTATTATTCTCACATTGAGAACATGATTTAATATCAGTATTTTCCCAATTATCGGAATCATCTTTAATCCAAGGTGCGTTACCAAGCTCCATGAAAGAATTACTCACAAATTCTCGAATCATAGCAGTAGTACATTGTTCTTCCTCCTCCTCATGAAACTCTTTTTGAGTATCTTCATCCAATTTAGAAAGAATCATAGCACCGGACAATGGTATATCTCCATTTCTTACCCGCTCTTTTAGTTCAGGAATAAGAGAATTCAATTTAATACGGTCAAAAACAAACCGGGTAGACTTTCCTATTTTAAGAGCAATATCTTCCAAAGTTCGTCCTTTTTCAGCCAACTGCGCAAAGGCAAAAGCTTCTTCGATGGGATCAACATCTTTTCTTTGAAGATTCTCGGTAATCATCGCTTCAAAAGCCTCATCATCTGTCATTTCTCTGACAATGCAGGATATTGTCTGAAATTTTTCCGACTTTTTTCGATGGGCTTTGATTTTTGCAACATTCGCTTCATCTTCCTTTGCTTTCAAAAGTGACACAGCCCGGAAACGACGCTCACCGCAAACAATTTCGTATGTGTAAGGTAGTGGGGTAACATCTCCGGTTTCTAGGTTAGTCATCTCCTCGGATTTAGCAACTCTGACAGTGATAGGTTGCAATAAACCTTGCTTTTCAATGTTGCTTGCAAGCTCTTCAAGAGCTGCTTCATCAAAAGTCTTTCTCGGATTCAAAGGAGAAGGACTGATAAGGTCAATTCTAATGTTTTGTACTTCCATAATTTAATTATATTGGTTTGACTTCTAATTCATTACATCAGTAAATTTATCGTAAAATGACAAGTTATGCAAACAGAAACTTCGCCATTTTAACGCCATTTTCATGCGGGCTTATTACGTATTTGAATGAAGCCACGTTTTTCCGTTTCCCGAAGCAATTCCATATCTTCCTCACGGATATAACAATCCGTTTCACCATTAACAGTTGTGTGATTAGGAATACCAAAACGCTCCCGTATTCTTCTTTTCACTTCAGGAATATCTTCAAGTTTGATATGCCTAGTGTTCCAGTAAATTGTCACCTTCTGCTTCTTGTTTGCCATTTTCTCTTTTGTTTAGATAAGAGATTATTTCATTTGAGAGACTTAACGCTTTAGCAGCTTCTTCATCTCCTTGCCCAACTCTAAGTTTGAGTTCGTTCCGGTATTCTTCATACGACAAGCCACTTGTATAGTTCACTTCCTCCGACAAATTCTCTTTATGAAAATTCCATGACTGATTATCAGCAACAGCACAACGTTCTTTATTGTATTCACGAAGCCAACTCATGATGACCTGACCATCAATTCTATTATAGATATTGCCATATTTCATTTTCATTGCGTTCTTGAAACACAGTTTAAAATCATCAGTTTTCATATATGGATATTCTTCAATGATTAAATCTACTGTAGTAGCGACTTGTGTAGCCGACATTGGATTACCGACATTGAAAAACTCCAAGGCATCAGCTATCAATATGACCAACACTGCTCTGGCTTGCGGCTCACCAAACTTTCTTATAATAGTGCCAATAGAAGGTTCATCACTTTGAAATACATCTTCAACCTTCTTGGGGCATAGAGCTTTGCAATAGTTTTTCGGCGAGGTCCGTAAGACTGCTAACCGATTCTCTTCTTGTGGCCGCAGTATCAGTTCGTTTTCCATTGTAATTTCCTTCTAAAATTTTAGTAAAATTCGCAGACTTGAATATCCAGTCAAAAGTGCACCTCCAATTTTTATCGTTTTGTCCAAGCAAGAAAGGACTGTCTAAAACCAATTGGAACACATCGAATACAGCTTGCTTCCCGTATTGTGCGACACGTGCTTTAATAGCTTTCTTTCGTTTTGCATCTATGGACTTTATAGCAGGAAGTTTACCTTTAAACGTGGAATTAAAATAATCCATTAGCCCACCCCAATCAATCTTTTCCTCGGGGAACAAAGAAAGCTCGTCTTTCTTTGATTCTCCTTTAGGAGAAGTTTCTTTCTTTTTTAAATGAGAATCATTATCATCTACATAATCATTATCATATTCATTATCATTATCGGGTTTTGTGGGTTCTTTTGGGTTTCCAAATAACCCAGTGGGTTTTGTGGGTTCTTTGGGTTCTTTTGGGTTTTCACTTTTCGGACGTCCCCCCTTAGAACCATTGCTCTTATTCCTTTCCACAATAGACATATACTTTTCAGTATCCCTGTCTATATCTATCTTTATAAAGTTGAAAGCAATATTTGCCATAGGTTTCAACCCCCGAAGATTTCCCGTTGTCGCATACTCAATTATGCTTTCGTAAATCTCCAGCCTGACATCATCCGGCAAATCCTTGATTGCTTCTCTCCACCCTTTATAAAAGATGAATGAATTTCTTTCCATATTTTAAGGGATTGTACTCCGATTAGTAATAAAACTCACAGACCTTTTGCTTCCTTCAGTTTTTTCGCTTCTTCCTTGTAATGAGTAATCAGCTTTTCTAATTGAAAGTCACTAAATTGCTTAGAAACATTTTTCTTGGCTTCCAGGAGTAGCACATTTCGTTCACCATACTTGGCAACTAGACGTCTGCGATAATCCTGAATATTTCCTTCCATGAAGCGGTTACAATGTGAACATTGAGCATTGCAGTTCATTTCATCAAAGCGAGTACTCATGTGTTGGCGGTTGATGTAATGACCGCAATCTGCTTTATTGAAAGGCTTTATTTTACCACATGAAATACACTGAAAATATCCATTAGGCATCGTATCACGATAACGGATGAATAAACTAAATATTCTGTCTAGTTCATTGACAAGATCAGGTTTCTTCTTGACCTTAACACCTTCTACCTCGAAAAGAGGCTTTTTCTTTTCTTTCTTCTTGTAATTTCTCCACATGATAATTAAAATACTACATTGGTTAATTGACGGCCACGACTCATTATACACCATTTTCCCTTTTCAGGCTGTTCTATGCGTAACTCTTCAACACGCCCAAAGCGCCGGAAATTCCCACTCAAATCAACAACCCAACCCTCTTTACCTTGGCAGGGACGAATGACACGACCGACCATTTGATAATAGAGGGAAAGGGATTTGGTTGGACGTGCAAGAACAACCGTATCAAGCTCCGGGTAATCGAATCCGGTTGTAAGTACGCCGACATTAGCAACAACTTTTATTCTTCCATCTTTAAAACCTTTCAGAATTCGTGCCCTTTCTTCCTTTGGAGTAGAACCGCTAACGATCGCACAATTAGGAATTTCGGAAGCCAGTTTTTCAGCTTCACGAATAAACCTCGTGAATATTAAAATACCTTTGCGTGGTATGCCCGATTTGGGGTTCAACAGACGTTTTGTCCATCCAACTATATCTTTGTATATGTCCACACGTTCAAACTCTTGCAGAAGACTTTTTTCATCGTAATCTGCACCAGTAGAATTAGTCCTGACTCTACTTAAATCCAACTTTGTAATATCATAGTATTTCAAACTTGCGAGAAATCCTTTAGCAAGTAGTTCACTCACCTGACAGTGATAAATAACATCAGTGAAAACCTTTGGCCGGGTACGAGTTATAAATTTAAGCATAGCACCACCTCTTCCTGAACATAATCTGTAAGGAGTCGCTGTCAGCCCAATAACTTTCCTTTGCTCATCTTCAAAGAATTCCTTATACATTCCTTTCTCCGGATTCACTAAATGACATTCATCAATCAGAACGTGCTTGAAATGTTTGAAGAAACTCATGTGTTTCATCACACTACCAATCATAGCGAACGTAATACGATTGATATCCTTTCTTCCGGCAGAAGCTGAATAAACTCCACAATCGAATATGCCGTATGATTGAAGTTTCGCAAAATTTTGTTCGAGTATTTCCTTGCTAGGCTGGAACACTATCAGCGGCCCGTCTATCCGTGCAGCTATATTGGCAATGACAAGGGACTTCCCGGCACCAGTGGGAAGAACTATCACGTAGTTTTTCTTTTCCTTGGATTTAAAAACGCTGACCGCTGCATCACTAGCACTTTTTTGGTAGTCTCTTAACTGGTATGTCATAATTTGATGTGATATTTATGAACTTTCGAATGACAGTCACCACAAAGGGTAACGAGACAATCAAGATGTTCAAGTTCATGACCAACGATTGATTTTCCGTTAACCTTGTATGTTTTGTGGTGAATCTCTAAATTGAAGTCTTTACCGCACATCTGGCATTTATGTCCGTCCCTAATACGAATTTTACGCTTGGCTTCTTCCCAATCTGGATTATTCACAAGTCGCTTCACATAGTTGGACTTCCTGCCTTTTTTGTGCTGCAATCTACTCATCGTCTTCCGGTTCTTCTTCAGGAAGTTTATCAGACAGGTCTTCTTCGAACTTGTCCCCATAATCTTCTGTATCATCAATAGGGCGTTCTACTTCAGGATATTCAATACCAAACAAATCAAGCATCGCTTTTCTGTTTCGATCTTCCTGTGCCCAAAGAGAACGTTTGTCCCAATCAGGAATTTTTTCAGCTTTCACAAGCTTAAACTCACCGTTCACCCATGAATAATACAGGAAATATCCATCAAGAGCAAACCGGATCGTATTCTTACTTGAAAGATGATACTCCCTCGTCCCCTTTTTGACCTCGGCAGCCAGGTCTTTAATTTCAGTCTTAATAGAAGCTAACCTGTCTTGTGCATCACTCTTAATTTTTTTCGCACGTTCAATGGCTTCCAACAGTTCACGTTCGCGTTTGGGGACCTCATTCTCTTGCTTGATGCAATACTCTTCACGAATTTCGGAAATCTCAAATTCATCCAGTAAACGTTGTGTCACCTCACTTTCAGGGAATGTAGCATTGAAATGCTCATTCACCAACTTTATCAATTCATCTACATTCGTAGAACCCTGAAATAAAACAGGGGGAAATTTTTCCCGAATAGAATCGGGAACTACAAACTCGATTGTCTCGGGTTCGTAGTTTCTCAAATTTGCAATCATAAATTATAAAAGGATTAATTAGTACCGGTTTTGGTACTCATGAATAAAATCTAAGTAATGCTGGTCTTCAGGCAATGGAAGTGTAATACCAAACTCGGTGGCCGCATCTATTTTCACGCTTTCCATGAAATTATGCATCTCTAAAGTATTAAGTTTACTTGTTCCTCGCACAATAGTTTCCACTTTACCATTCACATGAACCTGTTTCACAAGAAACTTCTTACAATACAAGTCATGTATATCCTGAACTCCAGCAGCAGTGCTCCAATACTCTTCACCTGTGTATTCACGCAAACAGGCACCAATACACTGAAACCATTTCCACATGAGAGCATTTTGATTTAATGTTCTCGGCTGTGTTTTTTTCTTAATGGTTACAGTGTATTCTCCATTACGAAGTGTGCTGCACATGAACTCGAAAGACTTATCCATTTGGATTTTGCCATCTTTCTTCGTCAATGTTGCTTCCATAACCTATCAGAATGGCAAATCGTCCTTGGTCGGTGGTGGCGGTGGCGGGCACTCATTCACCGCACTTCGAGTCTGATTATTGGTGTGTTCCGGAAGAGGTGGCGGTGGTGGCGCTTGTTGAGGCTTAACAGAAAGCATCTCCATATTATCAACAAAAAGTTCTGTAATATACCGTTTAATTCCTCTGCTATCATCATAACTCCGAGTTCTTATCTTTCCTTCCAGATACAACTTGTCTCCCTTATGGACATACTTCTCAACAACATCGGCAAGACCACGCCAAACAACAATATTATGCCATTCAGTTCTTTCAGGAACCTGTGTTCCATTGGCAAGGGTATAACCTTTTTCAGTGGTGGCAAAGGAGAAAGTGGCCACTTTAGAACCAGCTTCCAAAATTCTAATATCGGGGTCTTTGCCAACATGCCCGATAAGCATCAATTTGTTTAAACTCATGATTTATCCTCCCTTATTGTTACACGGATACTATCAGCTTTAGGAACTGTTTTGATATACTTAGAATATAATTCCGGATAGTCAGCCTGAAACTTTTTAGTATCAAAATTGTCACTCGTAGAAGCGGGTGTATAACTAACTCGCAATCTTCCGGCATCCCATGACTTGACACCATTCTCACGCATAGCAGTTTTCAATTTTGCCTTATAATCTTTCTGAATCTTGGTTAGATCTGCAAGTTCTTCCTCAATCCCGATTATAGTATTTACAAGCTGCATTGGAATAAGTAACTTGTCATCATCAGGGGCAGGAACGGGAAGATTGGATAGATATTGCTCACCCTTCTTCTCGCATTCCATTAACTTCTTGACTTCTTTATCAGACTTACGGCTAATTTCAACAAATTCATGTTTATTACCACGCAACCAAGTGCTAAACAATTTATCAACTTTGAGTAATGGATTTTGAAGTTCAAAGAAATAAGCATAGATTGACAACTGCCAACTTAAATACTCCTTATCAAGATGAAGGGTAGTTTTGATGTCAACAAGACTAATTCTACCGGCTTTCTCCCAAACACAATCTATATTCGATGCAAAGTATTCGTTATCAGAAACGGTATATTCATTGGCAAGCGCCTTATATCCGGCATTTACCCTCATTCTGATATAATTCTCTGCTTCAATACTTTCAGGAGGTAAGCCTGTTACATCAGCAAACTGGCATTGAGCATGAATAAGGCTACCCTTCTCTGCAGCTCTCTTCAATACAAAATCGGGGACATCTTTATATTTGTCAGGGAACAACTGCCGGCTAATCATACCGGTTATACCTTGCAACTGTTTTTCACCGAGCATATAAGTGTGGTTTTCCTCATTGAAAACCACACTGGATTTCACTAATTCTATCATTATTATCAATTTCTAGGAGGATACGTTTTCTGCATGTCAATAGTTATGTTTCTGAACTCCTTATTATTGTGAAGTTCGGGATGTTCAGCCCAAACTCTCTCAAGCTCTTCGCGGCTTTTAACACCAGTCATTTGTTTAATTGCACGATCTAGGTCTACACCAGTATATACTTTGCCCGAAGCGTTTGAAGCAGAAACATTGGGAGCATATACTTTTTCCTTTGTATTACCATAAGCAAAACGAACGCGGTTTTTATTGTCCACAATAACAAGTAAAATAATCTCCTTTTGCTCGTTATAACCAATCTCTTTTACACTGAATTTGGTGTATAGATCAGGAGAACCTGTTTTGCTCTGATATATTTCATTTTTCTCAAGTGGAATCCAAATGAAAGGACCCGTATAAAGTTCACGCCCAATTCCCCAGTTAAATCCTGCACGTTTAAAGGCGTCCGAAGCCTGCCCTTTCTCTTTTTCTGTGCTAGATTCTGTCCCAACATCCTGTTTACTCACCCATTCCTTCTTTTCATTATCCCAAATGGACAACGTACAGAATAGATTCCCATTAACGACATCATGGTGCCGTTTCCAGTTCATTTCTCCGAACACTTCATCAAGTATTCTCATGTCTACTCGAGCATCCTTGTATAATAGCAAGGAGCAGCCCGAACCGTCCGGTTTCATAGTACCAACCCTACATTCAATTTCAGAAGCTAGAAGCGGTCTGATAGAATTTTTCTTCTTCTCTTCATTCTGAACCGTTGATACAGTGTTTTTTCTCGCTGTCATAATTCTAATTTAATGGTTTGACTTTTAGTTCATTACATCAGTAAAGGTAATCGTTATTGACAAGTTTAGCAAACAGAAACTTCGCCATTTTAACGCCATTTTCAGGTAGTAAAAACTGCCTGTACGATATTGTACAGGCAGAAAAATAAGAAAATGAATAATCCAATGTACCTTATGGAACGGCTACGCTTTGAAGGGTGTACGGCTCCCTGATTTATACATAATGTAAATGCTAGTGGACGGAACCGGAGTCGAACCGGTCTTACGGAATATTGGTGCACCTCACCGCAGTTTCAACCAACGATATACATATCCGCCCGATTAATTAAAAAGGTGCACTATCTTCACAGACCGTACACCCCAATCACAAACACAAAACAAAACTCATGAACTACTATAATTTAATAGGATCAAAAGGGTGAATGGCGTGGGGCTCGAACCCACATCACGCATATCTGCGTATGCTGCCAATTACACCAGCCATCCGTTTCAAGTGAACTATTCTCACGAACCATTCACTTAGAACACAAACACAAAATAAAACACGACATTAACTATTAAATAGCACTCTCACGAGCTTCTTGCTTCCGGATAGCCGTTCAAAGCACACCGGAATAGTATAGAACAATTAAAACTCAAATAACAGGGGCTTTAACCCTACAGCGTCCTTTTCGCTGGCAACATTAGTTAAACATAAAAAGAAAAATTCTCTGTGAAGGAACCCGGACTCGAACCAGGATGACAGATTACCTATGTATGACTTTCTTCAATCTATCTGCATACTTGCGTCTACCAATTCCGCCATTCCTTCAGGTCGTAGCCAGACGCTTCCGGCTACATTGATTGAATTGTTATTGATACAAACATAATTTTCCCCCTCACGGGTTACTTAACTCTGATTGAGTTGAGCCGGGAAACGGATTCGAACCGCTGACCTCATGTAGAAACATGCGCTCTAACCAACTGGGCTATCCCGGCAGATGCCCGGCGAACCGGGCTAAATAAACATGACAAATACTAAAATTAAGCAATGCAGACCTTCACAGGCTATCTTTATTTTGTTTCCTATCTTCGTAGTATCGAAAACAGATATAATTCACTGATACGACAGTCACCAATACAAAAGCAGCAATAAATTCTTTCTTGCTAACTTCAATGCTATCTACAAGATACAGTGTTGTCCATAAGGCAATGAACATCATGGCATACTGTATCACTTTAATCTTTTTCATTTCTTCCGTTTTTTAGATTTAACTTTCCTTCCCGCACATCGGCAATGAAGTAATACTTGAGCAGCATTACAATGCCACTTGCCGTTTTGGACATTAGTGGGCTTATCACTTTCAATCTTACCCGCTTCTATAAGATTCATCAATTTCTTTTCCCCACCCACATAATACGCAGACTTATCTTTTCCAAACGTTTCTGTAGAAAACAGACGGAGAATATTATCTAGCAATATTTCAGCCATTTCACCTCTGATCATCTCAACAAGCAAGATAGTTATGCAATTCTAGTTACTATAAACTGCATATTTTTTACATCTGACTTTGTTTTCCAAGCCATTCCTTCAGCTTTTTCTTTATAAAGCCGAGCATTCAATGTATTAGTTACAGACGGTTTCTGAACGATAGGAAATACTTCTATTGCACCAACATCCATACTCCGTAATACATCAATTACGTTACGTCTCTGAATATCCTTTTCCATACTGATTATTAGTTAGTTAATAGTTTTCCCCGCTCCAAGATTATTCGCTAATAAAAAAGGAACGGGGTATTTTCTTATTTTTGAAGTGTCAAATCAAAAAACAAGAAAATGAACAAATTTATTGAGATTACCGAAAACGGTAAACGCATCCTTATCAATCTAGGATGTGTTATTAAAATTGAGGACCATAGAAAACAGTGTATCCTACATTTCATTGATGGAACACCGCCATTAACAATCACTCTTGCTTATGAGAGTTTGAAGTCGATTCTTCAGGATCCCAATCATTCAATCTATGGGTAATTCGCTTAATGGGAATGCCAAAGAAAGTTATCACCTTGTAGCTTTCAAATACTTTCACGCAATCCCTGATAGGTTTCCCTCTTCCCCTATTGATGTCGCCTATCTCTCGAAAGGCGACATCTTTAATTTCAATTATTGCTTTCATATCTCTTTTTTATTGCATCCAACTTATCTGAAAATGCTTGTAAAGCATTCATTAATATCCGGAACATTCCGTATGTAAATAGAGCACTTACCGCACCGAGAACAAATGAAGCTGTTCTTTCTTCAAAATCACTCAACGTAAATGTTGTAATAAAAAAGTAACACGAAGAAACAATAGAAGCGAGTAACATAAGCACCGCCCCTAATATTATTCCAACTATTACAAACTGGAAAAACCTTGTCATAACTCTATATTCTTTAATTAAACATTGAAGCGATGGGCGGATTCGAACCGCCGACCTCTGCTTGTGGTGCTCTTCCGTTAAGCTAAGAGTATTTCTTGAGAGACTCGAACTCTCAACCATCCACCACACACAGCGCTCTAACCTGCCTGAGCTACATCACCTTTATATACATAAAGCAAATACCTCGATTTGCCGACAAACGTCTAACTGATTTAGTTTTACAACGATACGGCTTGACCATTAACCACAGCATTATATCGTTGAGAAGCCCGCCTACGTCAGTAATCCCTTTCGGCATGTGTCGGCTTCCAAAACACCATTTTACCAATATGTCAAAGAACTCTTCTCTGTTGTTCCCAGTCTCCCTTCAAGGGCAGGCTCAAAGACCGGACTGGGTACCGGATAACCGGCGGTTTGGTTTGACTTTAGTGAGGGTTAGAGAATACTTTGGTTGTTCTTCAAAACTATGTCCATTAAGTTTCGTTGCGATTCAATAAATTTCTTCAAATCATCACATTGGGAAACTTTCTCTCTATAAAATCCACGTTCTGATTCTAAATCTCGTTTGAGTTTTTCATTCTCACCTCTCAAAGAGCTGATCAACGCGTCTCGTTCTTCAATCACAGCTTCATATTTGTCTCGCTGTATTTCTAGTTCGGTTCTTTTATCCATTGTTGTATAATTTGATTAATCTCCAACGTAATGTGCACCGTAATGAGTACTATTTGAGTTGTAGTAAGCAGAAGCGGGAATACTGAGGTTATTGTATCCCTCATGTCTTGTAGCTTTAGCCGCTTTGTTCATTACCTCGTTTCTTTCTGATAAGAATTTATCCGTTCTTGCTTTCATGGCTTCCTGTGAGAAATTTTCTTGAAGTTTAGCAAGTCTCCAAGTAGCTTTCAGAACCTCTCCAAAAGTTTTTCCCTGCTTCTTGCCTGAATACTTATAGGTTCTATGAGCATTTCTCATTATTTCGGATAAATCAAATCGTTTCATGTCTGTCACATTTATAGAGTTTCACATTTGTTTTATCAATCAATTTTTGTATGTTTGTATGATTGATTGATTTATGATGCAAATATATTGCTATTTGACGATATTGCAAATCGAAATAGCATTTTTATATCGCCATATGACAATATTTAACTTTTTAAGCAAGCTTATGGATACGTTAATAGACCGAATTAAAATGATTATTGAAGCAAAAGGATATTCCCCAAGAGCCTTTGCGATAGCAATAGGATTCAATTATTCAACTCTGAATAATTATTTAACAGGAAGAAGAAGCACAATAGATTCAGAACTCATCGAGAAAGCACTCACGTCATTTGACGACATTTCCGCAGAGTGGTTATTACGAGGCAAAGGTGACATACTCATTCAAAAAGAAGAAACAGAACCAGGAATGGACAAATTGAAAAGTATTGTATATACCATAGCCAATCTACAAGATGAGATTAACGAAAAGACAATGCTCACTCAACGTCTTTTGGAAGAAAACCAAAAATTAAAAGGTGAACTGGCTATGTTGAAGAATGAAAGAAATATTGGATAATCTAAAATTTATATACACTAATGAAAACATTATTATTTATCGTTGTATCAGCTACTATGTTATTAAGTGGATGCAAATCTAAAGAAGAAAAAGCTAATGAATTAATTAAGGACGACATGTTTAAAGTCCTATATGATTTTGCCAGCTATGAACCTATTGAAACCAATATAGACAGTGCTTTTACATCTGTATATACAGATTCAATCATTACAAGACATGCCTATTTCATTAAAATAGCTATTGAAAAAGCAGATGAATATCTAGATGAAATGAAAGACGCACGAAAAACCATGGAGATTTGGAGTGATGGCTATTCTTCATATAGTAACTCTAGATATTATGAAGCTAAAAATAAATTCAATGAAAATCTGGAAAAAGCCAAAGCATGTACTAATATGGTTACATTACATTCAGACAGTATAAAAGACAGAGCTAACTTTATAAAAAAAGAATTTTGTGGTTGGAAAGCAACACATAAATTTAGATGTAAAACTAAAGGAGGTAGCCCAGACATAGGAAATTATGAATATATATTTGATAAGGATTTCAAGGAAATTATTAATAAAGAAGATTTAGATGATAAAGATTACACTAAAATCAAAGAACTTATTAATGAAGTACTAGAAAGCAAAAAAGAAAGTGATGAAACTGATTCTAAAAACAATAATGAAATATAAGCTTAGAACTGTTGCAGGAGAAAAGAAATATTGGATATGCCATGAAAAGAATATATCATATTATAGTATTCAGAACAACATTTTAAGTATGCACCAAATTGAAACAGTAGAGCCTATTAGCTAACACTATAACTTAATTCAAATATGGCAAAAATAAAACAAGATAGAGAGCTTTTAAAAATTATAGACGACTATAAAACTTTCATTAATGCAGAAAAGAGAATTAATGCGCCAATCATTGTTTCTGAACCTAAAGGAAATCATGGCACATCTCTTTATACTAAAAAGCATCTTCATTCAGAGTTTCACTTTGGAAATACATTTATGACTTGTGAAGTACGAAATGGAGATAAAACAGATTGTTCTTTCCAGATAGTTTCGGATAAATTCAAAAAAGGAGTCGTTATCCGCTACGATAGTGGTGGAGGTACTCATAAAAACGAAGTTCCGTTTATACCTTTAGCCAAGCAAAGTGTTACAACTCCCCATTTTCACAAATATGATGATAATGGATATTTTTTAGCCTATAAAACAGACTTATTGAATAATCCCAAACAAGCTGAACATTTATTTGACATTGACTTTGGTTTTCCTTACTTTTGCCAAGAAAGTGTAATCTACACTAATGATGAGCATGAATTACCTGAAATACAAGTATTTCGAGAAGGCTATCTTCCTTTCGAAAGAGAAGACAAAGACCCACTTGAAGGAATAAATTTTTAAGAGATGGAAAAACTTATTGAATATATCATCAAATCCTACAATTCTTTATGGAAAATAAAGAAACATGGAAATACTTTTGAGATCATAACACCGATAGCAACAACAAGTAATATTTTTGTTTCCGTCTTTTTAACTCGAAGAGGAGATGATTTTATTGTTACTGATGGTGGTTGGATAGACAGTGGTATGTATGAATGTGATGCTCATTCTGATGATATATACTATTTCAAACTATTTCAGTACTATTTAGAAGATTATGAAATAGATATTTTAGAACATGCTGGCTATCATTACTATTACAAAAAAATAGAGAAAGCAGAGCTAGTACCAAATATAGTATACGACTTGTCCAGTTTCATTAACGCCGTAGTTAGTGCATCTTTTATCTCTTTTGAAGAGAAAAAGGAAAAAGAACAGATTGGTAGATTTAAAAGGAATGCCACAAATTTCATACATAACCTTGTAGATAAGGAACACTTAAAAACCAATTATTCTATACATGAAGGACTAGCAATTAAATTCAATGCTGTTGTTCTTCGAAATAATAGAATGACGCTTATTAATTACGTTACAGGTTCTAATGATACAAATTTCATATTAAGTTTAGGACGTTCTAATTTGAATTATGATGCAGTAGATGCACATGCCATCAATAGCCGCATCAATCATAAAATAACTCTAATAGATGATACTACAAAATCTATTCAATCTCCTAAAATTGCTCCTTACTTAAAGTCTATTGAAACCAAATCAGGACGTACGTATTTAAAATGGCATGAAAAATCCCATTTAAAAGAATTAGTGGAATAAATTACGCTTTATAAATAAAATATGATTCTTAAACAATGATACAAACTAGAAGTAAACACTATATATGGAACTTAAAGAATTCATAAAAGATACAGTTACTCAAATAGCAGATGCAGTAACAGAGTTAAATGGAGGAACATCAAAATTTAACCTCGTAGTAAACCCGATAGTCTCCATTGGAGGTATAAACAAAGGTACATTACATATTGGAAGGCAAGAATGTGTACTTACCAATATAGAATTTAATCTATCACTCACAACATCTGAAAACAAAGGAAGTGATGCTAAAGTTGGTGTATTTGCAAGCGTAATAGGAGTAGGAGCATCCTCTAATGAAAATGCACAAAACGAGATTGTGAGTAAAATAAAATTCTCGCTTCCAATATTGTTACCTACAAAAGAAGTTTAACTAATCGAACCGTCTTTAATGTATCTATATATTGCATCAGCAAGGTAAGCATTTGCAGGCTTAGAACCTTTTACAACATAATCGACACAACGTTCCCTGAGATCTTGGTCTTTTTGAAGTTCTCTACGAACCTTACGCTCTCTCATCCATTTTTGGATGCTTCTAAAAAACATTTTCATAAACGCACTATTTTAGTTTGACAATGCGCAAATATAACATTTAAAATAATATAAAACATGAAACTCAAAAATCTTGATAGTACATAAAACAGCAAATGGTCGAATTATGGTCGAACCATAAAAAAAAGCAGGACTATATAATTGATATACAGAATATACAACTAGATTTCCAAAAATGTGTCTAGTTTAGTTTTTGTGTTGATAGCTCCCTCGTCGGCGGACGAACTAGGGAGCTATTTTTATATATTACAGGAATATTATTGCACAAAATATACATATTTTCCATAACTTTGCAGCGATAAAGTCTCACACAAATGGAATATAGCGTAGAAGAACTAAAAAATGCATTAATTGAGAGATGCGAAAAAGAGGGTATTCTATATGCAACGGTGGCAATGGATAGACGTACCAAAGAGATGATTCTTCCTGATACTTTAGAAGGAGCCCTGAAACATCCGGAATACTTTGTATGTACCTGCAGGAGAGTGAAAGATCAATATATAGTGGAGGAGATTACCAAAGTGTAATCCTCCTCCAATCTTTTATTCTTATTTTTCTTTTT